CTCCTAAAGTGGGTTCATCGTTTACAATTGGTTTGGACGATGTTTATCCAAATCGTTCCAATATGAAAGTTGGTGATAGAGTTTTTATACACTGGAAAAGTAGTATCACGTTTGTAGAATTTATTGTAATAGCAGAAGTTACTGCAATAAATAGTAGCAATAATATGGTTACTATCAAATGTGAAACTGTTGTACAAACAAAATTTCAACAGCGATATCAACACAATATTACATTAGCACAAATTGATTTTGTATATGGAAACATACAATATATTTCCACTAATCAAAATCCTATTAACAATATAAACGCACTACTTAATGATATTTATGCTACCTTTGGTCCCGGCCGTGTGGCAGTTAATATTGTAAATACTGACGATGAGGAATTTACAATGTTCCACAGTATGATTGTTATATCCAGTAGTGCTCAAACTGGTAAGGGTTGTAGAATTACTATTGACAACAATGGTGTAATACAACATAGTATGGTAACTAGAGCTATTACATTCCCTACCGCAACAACAGACTGGAATGACCAGGTTAAACTTATTTATCCTTAAGCATTCATAAAATAACTGATAGGCTCTGTCCAACCTAAGAAATTTGTAATCGATACATCGGTTGTTACAACGTCAAATGTTGGACCAGGTGCATCTGTAACATTCAATCCATACAATGTTAATGTTGAAGTAGTTGCAGAAACCCTAACCCTATTGATTATACATTTCTTACCACTAATTAACCAACCACCTGATGCTTCCAATTCACCAAGACTCATACTTCTAATTTGTCTTGCTAACTCAGTAGGGTTACCACTGGGAAAACCACTAGACGTGCTAAAATATGAGAATGCTATCGAACCTGCAATACCATTCATCTGTACATGTTTTCTATAACCCAATGCATGTGAATAGTGAATATCCTGTTTGCCTATTACTTTAACAGAAAATGGTTGACTATTTGACGACCCAACAGCTGTAACTTCTAATAAAGCGAATATATATTTATGTTTATTAGTACTATTCTCTGTGTAGTCAATCATAGAATAAAATCTATCACCTATTGCAGGTTGAGCATTGAGTAATATAGCTGGAATTCCAACATTTGTCAAAACCGTATTATTATTTACGGCTGTTGAAGTAGTTATTATTTGTCTCGCCCAAGTATTTCCCTTTAATATCCCCTGAGTGGAAGGAGTAGATCGGGTCGGCAAGATTGTAATATATCTTGCCGATACCGAATAAAATAATAATGGAGGTGATTAAATGAGTTGGCGAGGACCGATAGGACCTATAGGCATATTGCCTGATTGTAAAAATTTAAAAGAGCTTTGTGATACTATTAAAGAATGGTATGACATGCATATCGAAGCAGCACTTGAAGATGGTAGTTCGTTTGATGTTGAAGTATTTGTAAGCGACTCACAAAGACTAATAGACAAATATAACGGCTACGATGAAACATCTTTTGTAGACAGAATGCAGAAAGAGTTAGACGAACTTGAAACTAAATGTTACGCATTAGATAAGTTTATCAAAAGTACTAAGTATCTTGAACTTGACGAAGAAAATCGTTCATTGTTAAATGCACAATATAATTGTATGTTAACATATGCTACGATTTTAAAACGTCGTATTAAAATAAATGGAGGTAACTAAATGGACGTCAGATGGATTGTCGACGAACAAATGAATGCGGTAGCCAATGGCGGTTGCAAACTTGCAGCAACGAGCGGTATACTTAATGCAATGCTCATGGCAGAGGCTGAAACAATTCAGCAATATCAGTATGCAAAACAAGCACTTATTAAATTGTTCGCAGATGATGAGGCTAAGGCGAAAGTTCTTGCAAAGATGGTTGACAACATTATTGAAGATGAGGAAGACCACACCGAGTCGTTTAACAAAGCGGCAGCGATTATAACTGGTCACAAAGAACCTAAGGCTACTGAGTACAACGAGGCGGTGAAGGGAGAATGACCAATTACGAGTATGACAAATTGTTTAATGAGGTTATGAAACTAAGTAAAAACGTTTCTGACCTTACAAAAGTTATTACCAAAGTAGAAATTAAATTGGAAGAACTTTCCAGAAAAACTCTCGTAATAACGGATGTTAATAAAGAAATAGAACAACTTAAAGTAGAAGTTAATTCGTTGAAAGACGAAAAGGAGGTATAAATGTTAGACCAATTTGGCGAACAGATTATGCAAATATTGTCAATGTCCCTTTGCGGAGTATCTCTTGCAACGATTATTGCAAACGTGATTTATTGTGTTAAATCAATTAAACGTGCGGCAACAAGAGCAAAGAATGACAAAGAAGAGTTTCAGAAACAACTGGACGTTTCCAAAGAGTACATTGAACAATCGTTTAAGAATGCGGTACTCCCCTCTAAGATTAAACTTGACGTGAGTGAAAAGATTGAGAAACCAATCAAAGAGGGACTTGCACAGATGGAAGATAACCAGAAAGAGTACCTGCAGAAAATTCACGAAGAGAACCAAATGATACTCAAAGTACTCAGTCAATTCTCTCACACCAAGAAACTGTCCGAAGAGGACCAAGACAAAATCAAGGAAATTGTAGGCGAGGCAGTTACCGAAGAAGTCAAACTGTGAGGTGACTTATGGCTAAGAAAGTTAAAGCAAGGAAATTAAAAATGCCTTTGTGGCAAGACCTTGTCTATATGGCTCTTGTGATGATAGCACCTATTGTAATAACTTGTATCGAATTGTTTGACTCGCACAGCAGTGCATTTAAATGGTCATTTGCAAGTATAGGTTCAATTCTTATCACATTCATCGTAATTAAAAAGTATATTCTCAACAATCAAATTGATAAGTTAAAGAAAGAAGTATTTTCTTGTGAACATGACTATTCCGTTGGTGCGAGTGATGATAAATTTACTGAGGCAAAGTGGAGAAAGGCCAAACTGATATTGTATGCTTATAATGCTATCGCAGTCTTACTCGCTCTTGTACTATTCTATTTGTTTATCACAGCAATTGTAGATGGACTTATTGCTTTTAAAGGTGCGGCAACTTTCATACTCCTATTTGTAATATTTGGTATGATTTTCAAAGCCATTTGTTATGCATCAGGTGTGTATGAAGATGAAGAGGAGGACAACTCCGGTGAACAAGAAAATAACTAATTTCAGTACTCAAAAGTTAATAACCAAGATAATGACGTGGGGAACAGCACTGCTGTTCCTCGCAGCTCTTGGTATCATGGCATATTTGTCATTTGTAACAAACGTTGACATAAATCCATCTGTAAAGAACATAACACTTATTGCAATGGTGGCCCTTGTACTTAACTTTATTATTTGGGAAAGTAGACATCGTGCGGAGTATGATAGGTCAATGTTAACAGACATTACAAATGAGAAGTATAGTGTACACAGAAGATATTATTTTGCACGAAAAGGATTGAAACAAACAGAGGTTCAATCCTATATTCGTCAGTATAATAAAGATTATGTTCAAGCATGGTTAGATGACGTTGTAGATGAAACAGGTAGAACCATTGAGGAAATCACAAATGAACCTTACAAAGATCATGACCACAAATTGTTAATTTATAAAGTTAAGCATCACAAGTATCCGAAGTCTGGTATTAAACGTGCAAGAGAGGTGTTGTCGGTACTTAATGTGAGTGGTAGTGATAGTATGAAAATTAACTTACGTAGTGCTGAACACCAACATTTAGGTGGAGCAATTAAAAAAATATTCACCTCATTGTTATCTACCTTGTTAGCAGCGTCTGTGACCGTAAACTTTGTAGAAGGTGACCTCAGTAGTGCATTCCTTACATTGATATTAAATATTGTAATATTGTTTACAAGTTTGTTCTTCGGTACGATATCTGGTGCCAAGGCTGCTAAGATGAAGTTGTCCATTGCAGAAACAGTGTCGGAATTACTTGAAGAGTGGCGTAAACAACCACCTAAGGAAGAACCTTTCAGGGATTTAGAACCTCCTATTGTAAAAGAGGAAGTGGTGAAAGAACCTGTAAAGGAACTTAATAAAAATGTAAGTGTTATTGAAATTTCATAACACTTGTGGAATAAATAATTTATTTTTATAATAGATTATAAATGTACTGCAAAACGGGTGACGACCGAAACTCGTACAAAAACGTTAAAGGACATTTACAACATGCCAAACGGCGATATCACTTTGTCATTAGAAGAATTGGCTGCTCTGATGAATGATGAAGGTGTACAGGAAACGCCACCTGTAGAGAATAGTTCAGAGCAAAACGAACCTCCCAAGGAAGATGGTAAAAAATCTAACGAACCCAGCGAAACGACGAAAGCGTTTGCTAAAAGATTGAGGGAGGCGACTGAAAAGGCTCGTAAGGAAGAGCGTGACAAGATGGCAACTGACCTTGGCTACGCATCTTACGAAGAGATGACCAAAGCCAAAGAACAACAGTTGCTTAAAGATAACGGGTTAGACCCTGAGCAGGTCTCACCTATTGTAGAGAAGTTGTTGGAAGAAAGACTTTCCAAAGACCCTCGTTTGAAAGAACTTGAAGAACTTAAACAAAAGCAAATGGAAGATTTCGCTAAGAAAGAACTTAGTGAATTAAACAAATTGACTGGTGAAAACTACACCTCAATAGACCAATTGCCAAAAGATGTTCTTGATAGTTGGAAACAAACTGGTTCTTTGAAAAAGTCTTATATTTCACTTCATGGTGAAGAGTTACTCCTTAAAGCAAGGAAAGAAACTCACAAAGGTTCGACTGAACATTTGCAAAATCCAGCTGGAAAAGCACCTTCTCCTACAAATACAAGACCTCTGACTGATGAAGAAAAAGCCGTTTGGCGTTTGTTCAATCCAAAGATAACGGAGGAAGAGCTCAACAAAAAATTTAAGGAGATTTAATTATGGCAGGATTTAGAACCGCTTACCTGCAACGCGAAGTTTATATGGACCTCGATGTTGTAGGTGATGTTAAAGTTGGTGACTGCGTGAAAGTTACTCTTCCTACGGCTACCGTTGGTGGTTATATGCAGAAATCCACTTTCGCTAACGCAGATTACATTGTAGCACAGAGTGACCAGACTATTGCATATGGGCACGTTCCGGTTGAGAACCGCGACTATCGTTATGACCCTACGGTTAAACAGACAGTTGCAACGGCTCCTACGGCTGGTACAAGCACTGGTCCTAAAACAGAGAATGGATATGCTACTACTCTTACTTGGAAACACGTAGCACTGTTCAAGATTATTAATCGCGATGACGTTGTACTGAATGCCGATGGCAGCGACGTCGCTACGGCATAAGGAGGCACAACATGGGTGTTATTATTAATATTGACGAGGCTTTGAAACTTCGTACTGATTACAATATTCTTCGCGAACCTCTTAACGAGATGATTAAAAATCAACAAGAGGCTTGGGAAAGAAGTAACCCGCTGGATATGATTTATACTCGTTCCAGCATTGACCGTTTCCAGATGACTTATACGTCGTCTATTGGTTTCAGCAAAGCATTTGTAGAAACCAATGACTACGCTGTTGGTCCTATCTTTAATACGGCCGAAGGTTTTGCGGCGACGTATCGTACGAGAACGTTCCAAGGTTCTTTTATCATTACTCAGCAAACGTTGGAAGATAGAGAACTTGGACGTGCAAAAGATGACGCCAATGCGTTTATCAAACGTTGGAATGGTGACATTGTAGAATATGGTATGGCTGCTCTTTCTGGCGGTTTCGGTGAAGAAGTTTATTGGGGCGGAGATGGTAAAGACGGTAAGTCCAGATTGAAACTTAACTCTGCTGATACGGTCGATGGTACTATCGATGGTGTCAAGAACCCTCTTTTCACGAATGGACATACTATTGTAAAACGTGAAGGTATGAGTTTGGCGGATGTGAATGCGGCTAAACAGTCCAATAAATATTATGCTAATCTTGATATTGCTGGAAATGACCCGGCTCGTATTGCTAAACTTGCGGATGTTATCAATCAAGTTATTACCAATATGGAAAACTTGAAAGATGACAATAACAAGTACGCTGGTGTTCTCGGTGCTAAAACCATTGTATGTGCGAACGACCCTCATCTGAAAGCCGCTCTTGCAACTGCATTGGATATGGATATGTTCAAGATGGGTGAGTCTTTGTACAAGAACCCCGCTTATCAAGCAGCAACTATTCAGTTCACACCTTACTTGAACGAAATTCCTCAGTTCAAAAATGGTCTTGGTTTCCTCATTATCGATAAATCTTACAATGCTGAGAACCATGGTCTTGAACTTACTGAACGTATCGCTCTTACGTTGAATGTTATTGAACAGAAACGTCCTATGGGTATCATCTATGATGGTCGCCAACGTTTCGATATTAACTGTGCAACGTGGAGAGGTATCTCTTATGTTTACTTGGGAACTCCTGCTGGGGCTATAGGTAAATGGGATGACGTTACTACATTTACTGAACTCGATACTCTGGAAACCATCGTTAAACCTGTTCAGGTTGTCGGTACGGTTACCACGAAGGCTGAGGCGTAATACTAATTAACGGCAACATGATAAAGGGCCGGTCGGCAATAGCCGGCTGGCTCTTTTCATATTACCAAATGATTGATTTTAATATATCAAAGAAAGATGAAAATAAATCTAATAGAGATATTCAAGAAAGATATTTAAATCTTTCTATGATATATTAAAATCAATGTCATGATGGTTTGAAATAAATCATCTGAAATAAAATTGATGAGGTGATGATATGTACACATGGGGCTATATTAAAGAGGCTACACTTGCAAAACTTGATTTTACCGTTGACCAAGCAGTAGATTTGGGACTTATTAATAAGTTTCCATTCTATGCAAATGAAGCAATTACACAAATAACAAGTGCCATTAAAGCAAAGAGGTCGTATGTAGAATATCAAGTAAGGTACAAATATCAAGTGATTGAAACACTCAAACGTAAATATGATTTACCAGACAATTATCCTTTGGACTTTTTATCAAATCCACCTTGTGATAAAAGTCAGTTAAGTGTTCAACAATTGCAGATATTGGAATATTATCAACAATTTAAATATGTAGGTGACCCTATTAGATTTCCAGATGACTTTTTTGCATGGAGTGATGATATTAATTATGTTGTAAATTGTTTCGGTGATTGGGAACAAGCCGATGACGAATGTTATAATACATATGGTGGAAATCAAATTGTATTTAATAGGGCTGGAAATTATCGTATTGCATACAGAGCCAAATGGGTTAAGTTTACTACGACAATGAGTGATGAAGTAGAACTTGATGTCCCGGATGATATCCTTGAATGTTTACCTTCGTATATTGCAAGTCAATGTTTCAAAGTAGATGATGAACAGAAATCACAAATTTATCGTAATGAATATGAAATGTTTCTTGCACGAATTGATGAAAACGATTACAATGACAATAAGTCAATGAAAATTGGTGGAGGTTGGTAATGGGAAGAACTGTGAGACGGAATGCTTTGTCAGTCAATGTAGGAAGTCTTGATGAAAAGTATTTTAACTTTACTCAATTCAAAGGTCTTTGTACTAACAAGAATTATGTTGGCATTGACCAATTGACATTTGATGAAGTTAATAATATGTACATTGACCAAGACGACCAATTGTCTACAAGGCCTCCTGTAAAAAACTCAAACATCCTTGCAAGTACTGATAATGTATTAGACATGTTTAAAGTCAATGACATTATTTTTTACAATGTACAAGATGGAAGTGGATATTCATTACAATTTTACTTTCATGGAAGTATGTGGGTGTTTGACTCGGCTGAAAAAGTTAAAGTACAATGGATTGACGATAAGTACATTGTATATACTGAGGACAATTTGTGGGGTTTTAATTGGGATTACGATAACAATACTATTAAAACATTTACCGCGGAGGAATTGATTTATATTCCTATAACATCCATTGTAAATGGCACACAAATTGAGGATTATGAGTCGCCTAACATTTTAACGAATGGATTTATTACAAGGTATTTGTTTAATTCTACAACTGCTACAAATACAGATGGCTTAATTGGAAAAGATGTCACAATAAAAGTAGATGAAGATACCGAGTTTAATCTTAATCCTTTTGTAAAAAATAATGAGAAAGTATTTGTCAAACGAGCAGGTAATATTACTGCGGACATTATTCTTGTAGACCCGACATACGGTAGAATTGTAGCATATAATAAAGATGATACATTTTTGTTATTCAGTATAGACGGTAAAAACTTTTATACTATATCTTATCCTACTACAACTTGTAAAGCACCAATAATATCTGATGATGGAGATATGTTGTATGTAGCGGATACCGAGGCTGTGGGTATATATTATATGGATATATCCGCTATATCTGATGAAGGTATTAATAATATCGGTTCAATGGCTTGGCAGAAAATTATATATAGTTTGCCTCAAATAGAAACAAACAACTATATTAGAACTGGTATTTCCAATAATGTAGAAGTTCCAATATTTGCAAGTACTCGTGTTAGCAATTTCAGATTAGTTCCAAGTATTACACCTTTTGGTCATAGTCCAGAAAAAGGAGCCATGATGATGTATTTATCAGCATGGTGTGATATCGATACTTTCTATAATAAAAGTACAAGTTATAGTACAAGTATAGAGAATGGTAGTAAATCTGAAAAGGATAAAGTAGTATTATTCTTTGTGGTTGTAAATGGTACATCCGCCAAAGCATACATTGACGTATTTACAGATTGGACAATGTATGGTAAAGATTATAATGGACGAAGTGTTAGGTCCGCAGATGCTATCAGTAAACTTAGATTTATTAAAAGTAACTATTATGACGTGGCGTTTATTAATTGTCCATTGTTTGGATATAGTAATTATAATGCATCAAGTCCTTCAACATATTATACCCCAGATGTGTTTATATTGTTTAGAAACAATGAACCGGTATGGAACTTTGTAAAAACAGGTGATGATGCCAATAAGTATTACATGCCTAATTATCGTAATGGTGTATTAGAAAATTATGATGACAAAGAACCTATTTTAATAAATCCATCAGAGTATTATATGTCGGAATATTATAATTACGATATGATGGCATCCAAGTCCGGAAATGTTTGTTCATTTAAGTATTTTGAGGTAAATAATTATAAAACTGTAAATGTTACTGGTTACAAATATAATAACATTGATAGTAAGTATTCATCACTCAAATATACTTTTCAATCAAGTTTAGACGGTGCACAAAGTGACCAAGCCAATCGTGAAAGTGTACCATATTCGTTAAATCTAAGCAAAACGTTATATACTGATATAGGTGTAGATTTACAATATTCTAAAATGGCTGTCGGGCCGAACGTATTAGGTAATACTTATTTACATTATGCTGACAATAACATTCCTTTGTTGGCTAATGATGATAACCATGTTGTAAATTATAGACCTATATATGTAGATAATACTTCTATTATATATTACGATGTAGTTACAAAATATTTATGGATGAGTAATTACGAAGGAGATATTACCGCTGATATTACAACTTGGCCGAAAGATGATGAGGGAAACGAACTACCCCATTACAAATTTATTTTACCAGACCTTGTATACAATTTCATAACAAGTATTATTTCCAAGAATAATGAAATGTATTGGTCGTCCAAACGTGAAGGTCAAGTGTATTTCCCAGAAATAGACGTTAATTCGTTTGAGAACGATATCACTGCTTTTGTAACATTTAGTCAAACATCACTTGGTGTGTTTCTTGAAGATAGTGTGTATGAATTCCAATATGATACTAATAATGACGCTCATGTGTTAACCCCTACCAAATTAGTATTAGGAAATAAGAAAGGTTCAGATGTATTGTTATCTTATGATGGTTCAAACATTCTTGTAACTACATTGAAAGGATTAAGTGCATTAAATTATCAAGACTTTGTACAATCAACTGAACAAACATATTCGTATTTGACTGAAAATATTATGACTGAATACGATAAGTTTAATACTTCACCAATCAAATTGTATCAATACAAAGATTGGTTATTCATGTATAGACAAGATAGTCCAACGATGTTAATACTTGATTTGCGTACATCGTCTTGGTGGATTTGGACTTTGAATTATCCAATTACAAAAATTGTATATAATGGTGAACAACTACTCATATTGTTAAATCAGAAGTTAGCATACTTTGACTTTGAAAATAAAAGTGTATTTGACAATAATGTACATCCTTTTGATTGGACTTTTGAAAGTCAAAAATTACATTTTGATGTACCGAACAATTACAAACATATCCGTAGTTTAACTGTTATAACTACTGAAAGTGAAACGTCATTGAGATACAAATTAAACTTTGTAAATTACAGAAATCTTAACAATTTAAGGGAAACCGATACCGTTGAGTATGAAATTGACGCTCTCGGTAGTTTAATAAAACGTGTCAATTTTATTAAGACAAATGCTTTTCAATTTAAAATATCCAATGACCCTACCGATAGTAAACCTAAGGCTTTTGTAACATCGGATATTGCATTAAAATATAGAATAACAGAGAGGGTAAGATAATGGCAAAGATTGGTAGAAGTTATGGCGCTGTTATGACTAAACAAGACGCCTCACGTTGGATGAACGAAAATAGTAGAGATTATAATAATCGTAAAACTTGGCAATCTCTATTGTCGTCTAATGCTAATCAAGCATTGCAAGCAGAAAACCAACTTGTAAATGATTATAGTAAAGTTACTGCACAAGCATATGCAAGTTATTTACAAAATAAAAATACAATTGAAAATAGTGGATATGTTGGTTCAGGTAAACAAACTTTGTTAAGTGAGAATGAATTAGCGTTACAAGATGCGTATAACTCTTATCGCAATTCATTGTCACAAGGTGAACAAGAAATTGCAAGTGCTGCGGCAGAAGGTGAACAAAGTATAACTAATGCTTTCGATAAAGAGGCTGAGTATACTGCAAATTATGCCAATGCTCATCGTGGTTATCTTGAAGAATTGTGGTATAAATATGGTAAAGGTGAAAACAAATTGTTTGATGATATGCGTTGGGAAAGTTATGTTACATCTGACCCAGTACTTGACGCGGAAGGCAAAGAACAATTTGACGAAGAAGGAAATCGTATTGAAGAACGTCGTCTTAAAACACAAGAAGAAATGGCGGCTGAATTGTATGATGAGAATGGTTATCTAACGTTAAAAGGATTAGATTATTTTGACCAATTAGAGAACGCTCTTGCAAATGAGGGCGGTTATAGTTTTGGTCAATATTTATTGGATACCGATGAGGATTTGTACGATTGGGCTAATTCTTATAATCCTTATAATTATACTTTTGATGGTACTAACGCTGGAACATTCAGAACTATGGTTGGTTTAGCAAGTGATGATAATACTTGGTCGTTTGCAGAACGCTATGGTGGAATGGATGAAGAACAAATTGAAGGATTGTACACTAAGTTTTATGACGCGGCTAATAAGTTAGCAGATAAGAAAGCCGGTGCAGAAACCATCTCCGATTATAAAGACCTTGTAGACGAAATGGTGTCTATGGTTAAGGAGTTAGGTTTAGAGGGAGAACTTTCTGAGGCTGGACTTAATGTAGATAACTTAACTGAGACGTTTGAGTATTTCCTTAATCGTTCTGAAAATGCAGATAGTAAATACGCTGGAGAAGGTGTAGGTGAAACTGCCTTTGGTGTATTGGCTGTTACTGGTGCTGGAGCATATTTAGGTAGTGTTGTACCAGGTATTGGTACTGTTGTTGGTGCTGTAGGAGGTTTAGTTGTAAGTGGTATCGCGGCTATTGCTAATGCTATTGATAAACGTAAAAAGAAAGAATTGACAGATAAACAATATACGGAAGAAGTTAGAAGTGCATATACTGAAATGCTTAATCAATTAACTAACTACAATCTTAAAAAGAAACGTCAGATTGAAATTGATTTCCAAAATAAATGATTTTAATATATCTATTTCAATCGAAAAATTTTCATGAATATTTATATTAGAAAGATATTATCTTGACACTATGATATATTAGAATAATCCTGGTGAGGGATTATTCTCTTATATTATAATGATATTTCATCAGTCATGAAGAATGACAAAGGAGTATTTATGGCAAAGTTACAAGTCTTAGGCGAGTACATGAACCCTTATGAGGCGGCTCATACAAGGTTTAGTCGTAACGATTTTTATCGTGAAAGTGATTGGCAAACATTTGCAAAACGTGGTGAACTTGATAACTATTTGTATGTTATGGAAAATACAAATAAGTTACCGAGTTTTGATGAAGTTAAAAATGATTACAATTATGATTATTTAAGTACCGATGAACGTTTCACTTTGATGGCGAATGAGTTACAAGGTGATAGAGAAAACTCTGATACTGAGCGTACTGAAACAGTATACAATGAACTAACTGGACAACAAGAAGAACATACTTTTAAAATGTCCGATTATGAGTATACAAAGAAATTATTAAAAGAGCGTGGTCAATACTTAAAAGAACAAGATGATTTACGTATTGCACAAGAAGAGAAAGATAATATCCATCCTTTTATGAAATTTTTAGGAGGACTTGGTGGAACATTTGGTCATCTTGTAGTAAATGCTATGGATGCCATAGATGGAGTGTTGACCTCATTGTCTACTCCAGTTAATATTATTGCGAGTGCTGTGACTGGTGAAGATAAAGTACGTGAAGGATATGAAACAGGTGAAGAGGGAGATTGGAGTAACGCTTTAAATTGGCGTATCTTTGATAAGATGGGATTTAAAGATGAAATACTTGATTGGGAAAAATCTCAATCCCCTCTTGTAGATATGGAAGGCAATTATGTAGGTGTCGGTAAATATATTTTGTCTATTGCAGATAGTATGGGACAATATTTACCAGCCGCGGCTATCACAATTGCAAGTGGAGGTACTCTTGCTCCATTAGCAAATGTTTTATATTATGGTGGTATGTATGGTAATACGATGAACGAGATGGTTGAAGACCCTCGTATGACTACTGTACCTACCGCTGAGTTGATGATAAACGCTGGACTTCGTACTACAGCGGAGTGGGCGGTTCAGAAAGGACTTAACAAATTGTTAGGTTCGTCTATTATGGATAATGTTATCTTTGGTGAAACAGCCAAAGGTGTAACAAGTATTAGTGGAACAGGTGCTATTCAACGTATTGTAATGGACGCATGGCACGAAGGTATTGAAGAAGTATTCCAAGACCTTGCAACACAAAGTATTAATTCTTTCTTTGGACTTCATAAACAACAGTTCAACAATTACAATGATTGGAGTATGTCCCATTTTGCGGATGCGTTTCTCATTGGGGCAATGTCCTCTCTTGTAAGTAGTTCTTTCTCTCTTGCAAAATCTGGTATATCCGACCTTGTAAATAGAAAGTCCAATAGTGACCCTAAGATGAACTTTTTGGCTAAATACGAGTTCAAAAGAGTTATGTCAGACATGGTATCTCAATACAATGAGATGGTTAATAGCAAGAATGTTGATACCGAAACTAAACGTAAAATCACAGGTCAATTGTATGCTAATTTTAGTACAATATCAAAAGTATATAATGCCATGGGTGAAGAACGTTTTTCAAAAGCAACATCTTTGTTAGAGAAACTTGGTGGCTTTAAAGAGATGTCTGATTATCAACTTACAAGATTTGCCGAAGGTATTATGACAAGATTTGAAGACCTTCGGAAAGATTTTGTAGTAGAACAAGTTGCTGATAGCATGAAAAAAGCCCAGATGTCAGACATCAAGGGCGTAATAAATAAAGATACTGATTTAGATGAGTTGTTAGATACTGGTGATGAAGACGTTAAGGCGTCAATAGAAACTATTAAACGTATCTATAAGGCTGACCCGAATGTACAAAGAATTGTATTAACCACAGATGGTAATACTGTTGTACAATTGGATAATACTTTATTTGTACCTATTGAGTATGCTAAAAACGCTGATGGTAATATTATACTTAAAACTCGTGCCGAACAAGACCTTGTACAAAATACAATAAATGCCGTTAAGTTAAAACCTGTACTTAACAGTGTTCTTGATATTTATAAGAAAGTGTCTGGTGAAACTAATGCTAATCTTGAAACAGCTGTTTACAATTTATTTTTCAATAGCAATTTCCAGAAAGTAGTATTGAGTGTGGCTAACAAAGACTTATATTCTTTAATGGCACATTTAAATGATACTATTCAGTCTGCTACAAGTAAATCTGTAAAAGATGATATATTAAAACAGCGTATGAAGTCCGCACTTAATTCCTTGCGTGTCAACTTAGGTATATATCTTGTATATCAGCAAGAGGCGGATTTAACAGAAGTAGTATCATTGTATAAAGGTACAAATACGATTGAACGAATTAAGGAACAGAGGTACGATAGAGATTTACGAAATAGAGTTATTAAAGATGGTCCTACACCACAAGATTTAACTTCGTTAACTGCAAGAATAAACTCTATGCCTGCAAGTCAAGAAGTTAAAGGTGAGATACTCGATAAAATTAAAAGTGATAACTATATTGTAAGAGCCTCTGGTATGAAAGAATTAGAAACATTTTACAGAAATGTTTATAATTCTCCATATGATGGTAAAACGTATTTGCCTACAAATAGTATCCAGAACAATATATTCAATAATTATTTGCAAGATAGTGGACTTACAATTAGTACTATTACTGATATGCCGGCTACCGACTCTCCTATTTATGAAACTATTGCAAATACAAATGGAAAGGTAGACCCAGAAACAGTTCTTGCGTATCGTAGGGATATGTTCAAAGCATATACAAATTATCAATGGGACTTCACTATTATAAATGGCAAAGTTTCTTTGGAATATATCGGTAAAAATAAAGAGTATGGATACAAGAATTTTTCGGCTGAACGAGATAACATTTACTTTAATAAATCTAATAGGGAACGTTATCTTGTAACACCAGATTTAACTACACAAAATTATATTTCAAGTTTACTTAATCCCAAATTGGATGCAGTGTCCAGAGCAAATATTACTATTACTGATGCTATTTATAATCCGTCTTATTTAAGTGAAAGTACAAGGAATGAGATTAAAAGTAAGTATCATGTTGAGGCTAATCCAGAAGTAACGTTCTTGTATCTGCGTGACCAATTGTTAAATAAGACAAGAGGCGAAGTATCTATTGTAGCAACTACCAATGGAACTTTCCAATTTGTAAATGTAAAACCTATGTACGAGGCGTTGAAATCAAAGTCTTATACAATAGATGATATTACAGAAGATGGGAAACCACTTTCTTCATATGTTGATAAACAATATGTTGTAGGTAGACTTAATGACACTTTGGTAATGCTTGGTAGATATAGTGAATATGACCCTATCAACAACATTATTTATATTGCAAGAGATACTCCTACGGAAGTTACATTTGCATTGGCTCATGAATTACAACATGCTATACAAGTTGAAAATAACTTAAATGGTGGTTTAGCATACGATTGGCTTACAAATAGTAGTCTCACGGCTAAACAAAGAAAAGACATTGTAAACGATATCAAAAAACATAGACCTGATTTGTTCAAAGGTGTAAAAGATATTGATACAATGTATGACATCGCGGAACGGTTTATATACGATACTACTGGTGAAACACAAGCATATGGTGTAGAAAATCAATGGGACGTTAATGACTTTTATCCCACTATTGTAAAATACAATAATGATGGAAGTGTTAACATTACTACACCTTGGGGTAATCACTATGATGTTGCATCTAAACAGATGTCTATTAGTGATTATAGTATTAATTATGATACTGAACGTAAAATTCGTTCTGCTATAAGTTCTATTGTGAAACCTTGGAGTGAAGTTCCAGATTATAAAACTGGTATTATAACTCGTAATGGGGAAGTGTTATTTTCTAATATTACTAATAATCATGATGATATTTACAATGTTGTAGAACAAGCCGTTGGAGTTGATGTAGCGGAAGAATGGGCGGATAACATTATTCAAATAGGATATTTTGATTATGGTGATAGTACTGCTTATAATATTCGTGTAGGTTTAAATGATATTACTTATAGTCAACGCAATGCCATCATTGATACAATTGACGAATTGTTATCTCGTGGAGAATACGTTATATTTGATAATGTTGACGCTAACATAAACTCTACCAATTATAAAACTGGTAAAGATATGCTTAAAGCGGCGGAAGATATTCGTCGTGCTAACAAACAAAGTGATATATCTTCTGCTCAAATGGCTCCAAACAAGAATATATTAGATATTCCAGGTATGGATAAAGTTAATACTTGGTATCGTCAAAATCTTACTGAAATGCAACCTAATTCTTTGTTAGGATTAATTTTGCCGGATGGAACAGTAGGATTTAGTTCTGACTATTGGACACATCTTGATTTACAAAAGGCTGCTACAAGTAACTTCAATGAAAAGTATGTCAATGCCTATAATAGTCGTCTTGTAGAAATTGCAATAAATGGTAGATTTGGTAGACAATTTTTTGATAGTTTGTCTATACGAATTAATGGTAACCTATCTTTTGACCAACGTGAGTCGTTAATAGACTTTGTAAATGATGCGTTAATGAACGGTTCACAAATCGAAATCGAACATGTTCCTACAGGTGCATATTCAAGTAGTGATGGTGTTACGGATGCCAGAGGTTTATTAAAAGATGTCATAAGACAAGCAAATGCCTCTCGTATGAGTATGGCTAAACAGCCTGGTCAATACAAATATTTAACAAAGGAAACCAGAGATAAGCCTATTGGACCTGAGGGAAATGTAAGATATAAATATACTTATGAACATGATACCTATGTTGCAAACAAAGACGCCGAAGGTACAAATTTAGAGTACTTTATAAAGAAAGGTCGTCCTATACAGATGGGAAAAGATACTCAACAATTTGTATTAAAAGCGGACAAATATAGACTTGCACCTGAACTTTGGGATATGATAGGTGGAGATAATGCTGGTACTTTAACAAGAACTAAGGTTATGGATTATTTCCGTAATTCCGATAATATGAACAAGTATACTTTCAATTTAATCAACGAGTGTTATTTCCAAAATGAGGATATAAAATCGTTTGAAAAAATGGAAAAATATTTGGATTACAAAATCGCAGACTATTACGCATTACGTGGAGTACTTCGTCGTTACAATTTAACAGACCTTGCATATGATAGACTTACTTCCGATACAGTTCAGCGTATTAATGAAGTTGTAATGAAAGACCCTAAACTTAAAAAGATGTACAAAACGATTCGTAATAGATATGAAACTTATCAAGGTCAACCTATATTGATAAACCGTAAAGCCATGAGAGTTATGTTTATGAAGTACTTTGATGGTACTATACAATCTCTTGGTTACATTGGTGCAATAGGTAAGTTTCTTGCCATCAATGGTTGGAATTTACCTGGTGAAAAATCTACTATAAGTTTAGACCAAAACATTGCTAACAAGAAAGGTGGTGATAGTAACACTACTATACAAGACACCATTGTAGATGAAAGTTCACTTGAAGCGTTCAATGAAACATTATCTAATATGGAACGCAAAGATATGATGAACCAAATCTTGCATTATACTGCAGATGTACTTCGTGAGAAAGGTGTTAAGTATAATAAACAAGAGTTATTACAAAGTGTTAGAAATTTATCTGATGAAATGTTACTTGATATGTATACAAAATTGCAATTAGGTGATGTTGTAGGACATACAATGAGTAAAACGGAATTAGATGAAGAATTTAGTGGTGAGGCTCAACCTATTGTAAAAACACCTCGTAAAAATTATTTAAGTTCAATTTATAGTATTAATTCTACTATTAGAAGAAACTTATCACCGAAAGAGGCTGCTAAATTAAGGGATGCTCATCCAGACATGTTTGACGATGACTTAAAAGTTCGTAGAGATTTGTATGTCGGTAAATCTGATAAAGAGGTGAAAGAACTTAGAGATAAACTTCGTCATATAAGTGAGGATGTTAAACTTGGTGTGTATACAAGTAAGACCGCGGAGAATATTGCAAAAAGTTTAAAAAGATGGCAACAAAAGTATGAAAGAGAAAGACTTAAAGCAATATCTGCTGGTGAAAAAGTTGCTGAGGCAAAACAACTTAGAGTTAGTGACCATGTATTTGATATACAAAGTACAGTAGAAATTCCCTCTGAACTTCGTGCTATTCTCGATACTACTTTCGATACTTTTAAAAAGACTGAAGTAAAGTATCTTAGTAGTGAAGATGAAGTCCATATGCAGATGAACGCTACTAAGTTTTTCGATGAAAATGCAGAAAGACTTGCTCAATTAACGGATGGTGATGTTACAAAAATTGTAGACTTCTACCAAAACATGATGTTTGTAGGTGAAGTCCACAGCGAAGATATTCGTAGATTTAACTCATTTAAATTATATGTACTCGGTTATTTGTATCAACAAGGTCAGCAAGGTTTACTTCATATGTCCGGTGAAACTCTTGCTAAACTTTCAAATATGATACAATCCGTTGCGTCCGATGCTGGTACTCAACTCGCAGTATTCCGTTCTATTTTAGACAAAATAAATCCACAGAAAAGAATACTACAATCTGTGGCACGGAAATCTGGTATTGAGTTTAGAGAAGAGGATATTGAAAACTTAATAGCCTCTGTTAAAACTAATGACGTTAGAAAGATTGAAAACCAAATGCAAGCAATGTATGAAAATGGATTGAAATTGTATTTGGCGAAGAAAGAAAATGTTGGTAAAGTAGACAAAGCCCTTGACGCAATATGGAAATTCCAAAGAATGGCTATGTTGTCATCGCCTGGTACTTGGATTAGAAATATTGTATCTAACACATTTGTAAGTGCAGGAAATGACATTGGTGGAATTATTGGTAAATTCTTTACTGGTAAGAAACACAAAGAAGGACAATATGTAATTACCGGTACACAAGTATCTGATGCTACTGCCGCTTGGGTTAAAGCCAATTTTGTAGATAACGGTTTAATGTCACTTATTTCGGATGGTGTAAGTAAATATGATGTTCGTAAATCCAAAGGTATGGATGGTGTAGATATTATAACTGCATTAATTCGTAACAAGGTTGAAACGGAAATATTTAATCGCAATGCTTTCAAAAGCAAAGGTATGAACAAAGTATCAGAACTTTTGTTTAAGGTATTATCAGATGACCCTTGGATTAACAAAAGAACATTGAGATATTTTGGAAAGATGTTGACTGAGGATAAAGTTGATTTATCACAAGGTTTGACAAATCAAGTTATGAATACTTTTGCGGAGGCTTACACATTAGCGGCTTGGGATTATATGCACAAGCCTAATGTATTTAACGCTATTGAAGATAGAATACGTAAGAAAACAGGTACAGCAGGTTACTTCTTATGGAAACAATTTTTACCATTTGCATCGGCAGGTTGGAACTGGTTTATTGAAGGTCTTAAATATACACCTATTGGATTAGTTAAAGCCATTGTAGATTTTGCAAGACTTGAAAAGACAATAGATAAAATGGATAGACTTCGTCAACAAGGTGACCAAACTCCCAGTAGTAGATTTGCAGAATATCTTACCAAACGTAATATAGGTAAAGGTGCAATAGGAACTGTAGGATTAATCATAGGTGCTTTACTTGGTGCGGCTGGAGTAATGGGAATTGACGATGAAGATGGCGCTGTTAAAATTACAATTGGTGATGTTAAAGTAGATATCACAAATGTTTTCGGAACATCAGGATTGTTAATGGGAGCAGCAATGACAGGCGGTCTCACCGACAAGTCAGAAAGTGGTTGGTCTAATTTTGTAAAGGCAATAGGAAATAGTGTAGATGTTGCAATGCAAGATAGTTTCTTTGCTGATTTGTTCAATATGTTTGAGTATCAAGATACTATGTTCGATTGGTTAATTTCACAACCTGTTGAAAGTTTAAATACAATGGTGCCTAATATACTTAAAACATTTAATAGCCTATTATATAATCATAAAGTTAAATATAGTTCGGGTATCTTGTATCAACTTGAAAGTTTTGTTGTAAACTCTATCCCTGGTATTGCATATGCTTTCCCTAAGAAAGTAGACCCTTACACAGGTAAAGTTAAAAGTAAATACAAAGTTCCTTTCATACTTGATTTAATTAATCGTATGAGCCCTGTTAAAATTCAAGCGTATGAAATAAGCGATATTGAAAAACAGGCTATTGCAAATGGTGTAAAGAAGAAAGAACTTACTGGTAAATATACCGATATAGGTGAATTAAGCAATAAGGATAAACAAGCACTCAATGAGAAGTATGGTGAATTAAATAATTCGTCTTTAAAGAAGTTGTACAATAACCAATTGACCGTAAGAGTAGAAATGGAAGATGGTACACGTAAAGAGTTGTTGTATTCACAAATGACTTCAACGCAAAAGAAAAGCGCTATCGAAAAATTAATGACCGATAACGCTAAACTTGCAAAGGTATATGTTTATACAAAAAGTGGCGGTAAATATTACGCTACAAATAGTGAATGGGAAGAATTACGAAAGATAGGTATAACACTTAATGTGTTTAAAGAAACTAATAAACTTAAAGGTTTTAAGTAGTTCTATACCATTTCCCTCTTGCAAGTCTTTCATGCACCCACATTAACTCCTCCATAGGACCTACCAATTCAAGGTAGTCACCAACAAACGAGCATCTCACGTAGAGGTGCTCGTTTGTCAATTCTAAAAACTTTAATGAGCCTTTAACATGTAAACATCTTTGTACAATATAATTGTATGTTTCAATAGGTGATAACTCATATGGGATAAAAGTATCCGTGTGTATTAAAATCATATATTCTCCTTTTGATTAATTTTAATATATCATAGAGATTGATTTTATTTTCTCGATGAGATATTCGAGAAAAATATTTTCTTTCCTCTATGATATATTAAAATACCTCGTGATTGATTATAAAATCAATCTCTATTCATATTTGAAATCATTGACAGGATTTCCAAACGGGTCAACCCAATCAATGTTTAACAATTCGCAAGCCTGTTCAACATAATATCCGTAATCAATATCAGGTCTAATTTTATCAAAATCCACATTAGATAAATCCTCATTGATTAGTCTTGGATGGTCAGGTTGATTTGCAACAGAATTGTAAGATACTTTGTCAAGTCTATATTTAACTTTGTACAATGGACCTAAACTCTTATCTTTTGACGCATATATTCTGTTAGCCCTATTCAATGTTACTTCTGTACCATCAGCCATCCTTTGTATAATCTTTCTAAACGTAGGACCTTTCTTTGCAAATATGCAGAAGTCTGAAATATCCTTATTGTTAAGAATAGTCTTTACGATTGACCTTCCACAAAGAAGATATTCTATACACGCTTTAGGTGCACAATGACTTGACAAAGTACCGATATGAGGATATCCTGGTCTATGCCACGTATTTTGTAACCATTCACCACATAGTTTTATTTCGTCACCATAACGAACGGCCTTTGTCCAATCAAAAGTTCCATCCCATTTTTTGTTAACCATCAAATAATTGTTAACATCTCTCTGCCACACTTTAAGTTCTTCGTCAAATTCCAAATCAAGTCCCATTACTTTCATGAACTCATCACATACCTTTTGTACAAGGTCCATATCTCTTCTACGGAAATACAATAAGATACCATCTGTATTCGTTTGGATAACTTTCAAATCTGGAACTTTTTTATGCAAATTACAACCTAATGAGGCAAGAACTACTTGACCGAGTCTACAAGTTGTAAGACACATATACTTATCATACAAAGGTAAATACTTATTACCAGACGCACCGAACACAGTATTAAGAACTAATTTAAACGCATCAACTTGTTCTTTTTCTGTTGGTGTTTTATTTTTCTTATGTTTAAGATAAATTCTTGTATCACGAATATTACGATACTTTTCTTTACTTGAAATTGCTCTTGACAATGTGTCGAAATTAATCATTAATGCTGGGTAAAATGAGCCTACATCAGCGTTCATTAATACCCATTCATCGTTGCTTTCAACATATAAATTGTTACACAATATAGAATGTAATCCACCATTACCAAATACTACTGTTTCACCAAATAACTCAAATTGTAAAGTCTTTGCTGTGGCTTTACCATCTTTGTCAAAATTGTATGGATTATTAAGTATAGCGTCTACAATTTTAGATGGAATTGCGTCGTAAATATACTCTCTAATCGACGGAGGTAATACTACTCTGTATTCAAATTCATCTCCAAATGTAGAATACTTTGCGTCTAATACAATAGAGCAAAGATTTGCATTGGTCTTTTTGTAACAGGTGGCCTCATCAATTCCAAATACTCTACCAATTGTAAGTTTACTATCAGTATAATTCTTCTTAACTAACTTATGAAATACCATTGACGAATATACATCATGTTTATTGTAATAAATTATACTATCAATTTCCTCTGGAGTTAAATCTTCTTTGTCAAATGGAACTTCTGTTTCTCGAATATCAAGTCCCATTATTGCCTCACAATCTTTCAATGAACAACCATTACTATCATCCATCAACTCTTGATAAGCCTTGACAGGAATTCGTTTCTTTGCAAAAGAACTTAATCTAATGTGTTCTTTTGTAGCAAATCTACATCCAGGGTTAATGATTAAGTCATTTATAATTTTTAATTGTTGTGGTGTAAATCCTTGATAAACACCATTTGCAATCATTAAGTCATATCCTTTAATGTTATAACCGACGATACATACATCGTCGGCTTTAATCAATCTTAAAAATTTATCTCTACAACCAATATCTGTTGATTGAACTACTACAAAATTATCTTTAATACTTTCATTTAAGTTAGTATCATCTTCTGGATAATCTCCAAATGTGCAACACCACCAATTTGGATACACCTCAAAGTCAATAAATCTTAACTGCATACTTCCTCCTTAATAAGGTCTATATTCTTCGTCATATTCTCCGTGTTTAAGAAAACATTGTGTTGGAGTTTCATCTTCATTGAGTGATATAAATCCCACATCCAAATCAAACAAAGCCATTAGTTCTTCTTTAAATGAAAACATTGACATTTGTCCTTTATATCCGTTGTTATCCAACCAATCTCTAAATTGTCTATACATTGTCATACATCTTTTGTTTACAAAATCTTTTAAACAAAATCCATGTTCGTATAACCACTCTATTAAAGGACTTTGTCTACGTCTAAACACATCTAATAATGCTTGTTCACTTTGTACAATACGGAAATGACCTTCCTCTAATGCAATTTTGATAGCCTCGACACATTTAAATAAAAAGTATTCCATATCTTGTTCAGTTACACGTTCCATAAATAAAAGGTCCGGATGTTTTACTTTATGGTTTAATTCAATCAATACCATTCTACGATACAAACCCGTTGTTTTATCCATAATCTTTGGTAATTTATTACAAGAAAACATCAATGTTGTAAACGAAGTAAATTCCATTGGCTCAGCATATATTTGTCTAACAAGAATTTTTTCACCAGATACAATGGACTTAAATTTACCCGTATATTCAAGAGGTCTATTGTCCATAACGTCATCGTCTATATTTGCAAGTCTACCACAAGTGGACGCAAGATGATAGTCTTTGTCAAATTCATTTAATGCAACGTGAGAACAATTTTCATCTCCTAACATTTTAGATATTAAGTTTGTAAATGTAGATTTACCTGTACCACCTTCACCTCGGAATATAAAAAACTTACTGAATAAGTTATTCTTTAACATTGTATATCCAGCAATTTGATATAAGAATGTCATTTTGATAGGGTCACCATCTGTCAAGTCTTTCATAAATTGGTCAATACGCGGTGAATAAGGCGGGTCCATATTGTAATTCCAAGGAATAAATATTGTATTATATTCACTCTTTGATGGTATTTGTAATTCACCTGTTACAAGATTTATAACACCGTTTTTACAAGCAATCTTAAACCACTCTTTATCCAACTCTTCTTCTGGGACATTTGTTTTAATTCGTAAAAAATTTATTATTTCCGTTCTTGCCGCTTTACTTAAATTTTTACTAACCTCAAAATGTATTAGTCTTTCACAATCGAGTATGGATAATAACTTATAATAAACTCCATTGAATTTATATATCCTATCACCTCTTGAAATTAAATCAAACTTATCACACAATTCCTCGGCTATCTTATTGTAATAGTTCATCTTTTCTTTTGGGTCAACAGGTTGTTTTATAGGTTCTCTTTGACGTAAAACAGTTTTAAATAATTCACTGTTAGCCATTGGAGTTTCAAATTCAAACTCATTTATTATACGAATACATTTTTCTATTTCCTCATCTTTTAATTTATGAGTACATTCAAGTTTAGTTCTCCATTTAAATAATGCAGAATTTCTACCATCACCGTCTACCATACCTATAAACGACTCGGTATTATCGTTCATCAATGGTTTAAGGAAATATGGAATGTCTTCTACAACATCTGTCCATTTACCCCATTGTCTATGTGGGTCATTTATCGGTAATACAATATAGCCAGTATTGTTTGCTCTTGTATCAATCATAATATTGATACCACATTTTTGTCGAGAGTTACTTTTAATGTTGCAAGTAGGGTCTTTAAACAACATGTGTATTCCACGAGAAGTGTAATTATAAGAATAGTGAACTTCCCATTTCTCTAACAATTTTTCTATACACTCTTGTGCTTGGTCATCATCTACATTATCAACATCTACAATGACATAACCTTTAGGTACAACCCAGCCAATTCTAAATCCTTCTTCTGCCGCTTTTTGTGCGTCGTCAATATCCAATGGATTGGATTTCCATTTATTCATGGCGGCTTTGAAATCCAAATGACTATCATATTTTTTGTTTTCCCAAGCAGATGGGTCATACTTAGGTATTAAAACAAATGAACTATTAGGATATTGTCTATTCAATTTGGCTAATTGTTCGTTCACTTTACACTCTCCTTAATAGCATAAAACATATCTGATAAAGTTTGTTTATTTTGTACTGCCTCCCACACTTGTGTTTCCACAGTACCTTTTGCAATAAGTATCTTAACACTTACAGGTTCTGTTTGTCCAATTCGATGTACTCTTCTCATCATTTGTTCGTACATAATATAAGAATAATCCATACTATAAAATATTACATTTGCACACATTTGTAAATTAAAACTTTCACATCTTGCACAATTTAAAATTAAAACATTGTGATTACCTTTTTTGAATAACTCAATATCTTCTGTCCAAGTTCTACCAATTTTAGTTAAATGATTTGTGATTTGTTCATAATCAACTTCAAACTTGTATACAAGAAGTGTAGGTTTCATAGATAAGTTATTTGTTAACCAATCTAATTTATTGTTATGTTGTATATCACAAGTTAATCTTTTAGTTTCATCCTCTGGATGAGGGATATACATAAATCCATTTGCAAGTTGTTGTAACTTCATCGTTACACTTAACTTATTCAATGTTGTAATATAATCTGATAAATCTATAACACCTTGTTTTGCAAGTAAATATTCCTTAGATGGAGTAAAAGGAATAGATACTACTTCTATTGTACAAGGTGGCATATTGTCGTTTTCATCATAATCTACACGTTGAGAATACATTGCAACATTTCTTTCCCAACCTGCTTTGTATTTATCAGCAATACCGATAGGTTTTTTTATCATCATACCATGTATGAATTGTTTATCTAAATCACAACAAGTATCTACAAATTGAGTATAACTTATATCTCCCCATTTAGATACATTCATATTGTGAAATTGACAAAATATATCCACATCATTGTTACCACGAGGTGTTCCAGATAAGGCCCATGCATATGGAACTTTCTTTGTAAGAAGATGTACAAGTTTACTTATCTTTGAACTATGTGATTTAATCTTGTGTGACTCGTCCACAATAATGACATCAAATTTGATTTGCAATAATACCGTTTTCATAGCGTCTTGTATTGCTTTTGTAAATGTCAACATTGATGTATGTTTCGGTAAAATATGTTGAGGTACAATTTCTGATTTCCACATCTTTGTAATAGCGTCAGAAGTGGACAATATTAATACTCTTGCATTTCCTTTCATATCTTCATCTACTACTCTTGCCGCCTCAATGCAAGGATATGTTTTACCTTTACCTGGTTTATAAAATAAACAGGCGTGTTTCATTTCCAATAAGAAATCACGCCCGATTAACTGATATGATTTTCTATTTTTCAAATACTCATCATACAACATTATCTTCACCTGTTAATTTAATCATTAATACTTCTACAACATTAGCGTCGTCAGTAGCAATCCATATACCTCCAGCGGCTTGAATTTGTCTACCAACAATCTTTTGAGCGTCAGATACCTCTCCCATGTGATTTTCACGTTTAAGTTCAATTCCTACGAATTTACCTTTAACACATGCTACAAGGTCAGGTCTACCTTTCTCTGTGAATATGTTACCGTTATTCTTAAACACATACCCACCATACTTTCGTATAATCCTTTGACATGAACGTTGGAGTGCACTTTCTTTATCTGTCACGTTTTTCTTTTTCCTCCAATTCTTTTGCAATATAATTAGCGGCAATATCTCTATAATAATATTGTATATACATACAATATTTGTCCCACATCTCACCATGTTTTTCACAAACTGAATATATGCCGCCATCAAGAGTGTGGCAATCATATTCACCTACATTGTTACAACCACGTACATAACATTTGTAAGTTTTATGTACTCTATTTTATTCTAAAAATTCATCATAGGTGAGTAATTTTGGAATATACTTTGTAATTTGTCTATATGCAATTTTGTAAAGGTCTGCAATCTGTGCATAATATTCCCAATCATTTGACTTATACCTTTTTAAAGCGTCATCAATATATTCAACCTCTATGGATTTATCATCACGTACAACTATTACATCTATGTGTTTACCACACATATGTTTAGGTTCAAATACATTATCATTTGAAAGGTCTTTCTTAATCCTTGCCAATGCCTCAGGTGATGCTCCAAATATACATATATTCATATAATACCTCCTATATTTAACTTGTAAATTACAAGTAATAATCTTTCTCGGCTGTTCCTTATTCCATTTAACTACTGCCCCTGTTAGCATTTCACAGGACCTAACATATTGCAAATCCGTTAGGAACTTCGTAGCACCGAGCAACAAGTTACTTTAACCGAAGTAATCACGGCTCCAAGATTGTGCAAATTTTGGAGAGTGGCTGGCGATACGAGAATTGAACTTGTACTTACAGAGTCAAAGTCTGTTGCGCTACCATTACGCTAATCGCCAATAAAGTGGGAGAGGTGTTAAAACTCCCACTAAGACCGAGTTCTACCGAAAGTTTGATTTTATTTGTTTTACTTTCCTCGGTCTTTGGAGCCAATTGTCAGACTCGAACTGACGACCTGCTGATTACAAGGCAGCTGCTCTACCAACTGAGCTAAATTGGCATAGATTACCGATAATCATTTTGGTTATCGGTAACCGAGAAATAGGATATGGGTAATTGTGTAAACTAATTAAGCAATTTCATACGTACTTGTATCAATCTTGTACGAAACTTTCTCTTCAAGACCATCTTCAAAAGTACCATCATCCAAAGGAATTTTAGTTTCTTTCGTATAAGTGTCTTTTTTAACAGTTGCCATAAACTGTTTACCTACAAGGTCATGACCAATCTGTTCGTAATCACATTCAAAGTTTGCAATCTTTTCCTCTGTATCAAGTTTAAGACACGCTTTTATAAGATTGTTAAAAGACCATCTTGCTTGCTTTACAAGAGAATGCCATACATTTGTAGAACCCTCTTTGCATTTCATTGTGAACTTCCACATCGGGTCACCTTTTTTACTTTCAGTGAGTTCTGCCTCGTCCACCGTGAATACAAATTCACCTTCTTTGCTAAGAAAACCGCCACCTTCATAATCGCTAAACTTTTCAATCATTGTTAATTACTCCTCCGTTTTTTCTTCTTCGCTCTCTTTGACCTCGGGAACAACCACTTCCATCGCGTCCAGCCTTTGAGCCTTGACTAATTGTTGCCACTTGTCGTAGTTAAAGTTTTCTACAAAAGCGCCTTCCTGCAATCTAATATCTCTTGTACCCGTATCCATCAAAGGATGTGGACCAACATAGACTAAAAACTTTACTGTCTTTTCGCCTTTTTCATTATATACTGTTTTCCTACAGCAATAAAATATATTGGACGCATCCTTCATATATTTGGTTGCAGAGTTTTTAGTAAGGTCTGGTATCATACGCAACTCTTGATTAAGACCACTTGTTTCGTACATCTCAATCTCTTTTACGTGAGATACCCACACGAATTTAGTTGCATATTCTTGTGAGAAACGTTTCATATTATCCTTAATACTAAGGACCATTTTAGAAACATCTCCCCACTCTTGTGTAGAAAGTTTCTTTCCTTTCATGAACTCCATATATGCTACATAATCATCTTGTAATGCACCAATTGTATCTACTACAATTGTCTTAAACTTTGGTGCATCAGGTTTACGCAATTCACGAAGTAATTCTGCAAGTTTCTCAATAGAAGTTTTGTTTATCTTTCCATTTACAGGTAAGTCATTGCTAAGGTTTTTAACTCTAATTAAACCTTTCTCAATATCCTCTTTGAAACCTGTTAGAAGTACTCGTCCACCACCATCATTACCAACAGACACATACAATAGAGGTTTTGGATAACTACCTGCTATCAGCGTCTTACCAGACTTAGGCTTACCAAAATATAAGTCTATGTCATGAGTTAAAAATGTATCAAATTCCATTTAATACCTCCGACTAATTATTTATAAATCTAAGTACGTCCATAAAATCATGGATTTCCCAATTGTACCAACAAATTTCTACATCTTTATAAAACTTTTTTAGCATATTTAAATGATGTTCGTAAGCATTTACAATTTGTCTATGAACTGCTACATCTACTATATTATCTTCTCCACGTTTCATAGCATTTGCAAAAGCATTTCTGTTATAACAATATACAATTTTACTATTACTAATTAATTGCAAATATCTTTCCACAGAGTCCAAATAACTTTCACCATTATCCACTAACCGATATACAAATTCAGTCATAGGACCTCTATCTATAAGGACTGTTTTATCAGATAGACGCCCGGCATCCACAACACTTCTCATGTTTTTCAACTCGATGTCCTTATTCTTTATCCTTGCAGGAGATGGAATATTTGTATATCCATACTCTAACAAACTATTTACAAGAGTAGTTTTACCACTACCATCTGCGCCTTCAAACCATACAATCATTGTCTTTTTCTCCTAAATAAATATCTTTGTACATTCTTACACAATCTCGTATACATCCATGATACATTGGTTTAATTACAAGTATTCTTGCTAAATCCTCTATGTTAGAGAAGTAACAACAAGATTGTAAACAATCATATCCTCGGTATATCTTTCTATTCGGGTCTTTTGGTGCATATATAAGTGGGATACATTCTGCTCTGATAGCCTCCCAAAATCTTGCTGACAACATTGCGGGAAACTCACTGTAATCATCATCTGCAATAATTGTATATCTCGCTTTGGATATGAGTTCTAACCAATCTTTTCCAAATACTTTTTCTTTCTGATATACAATTGGATGTCCACGACGTTTCTTATATTGTACGAAATCTTGTACTTCAGGTTCAGGTCTATTCTCCCAATCACCAACTATCATTGGAAAAGTTATATATCTAAGCCAATTAAGATGTGACAATCTGTGTTTAACAGTTCCGTGCATAATATAACTTAAATCGTAAATCTTATCTTGCTTTTCAAAATCACCTGGATAACATTGTGTTTCAGATAGTGAGTAATGATACTTCAAATCTCTCAACATATCTTTCCATGTCATAGGGACCACGTCCTCATTTTTAAAAGAGTTAAGAAATCCTTTCATATCACTACTATTGTAATTACAAAATACACTATTATAACTACCAATCGCATTCTCAATTCCATCCCAATGAACTTCAAATCGAGCATCCCCAAGCCAAACTACTATTTGTTCTTTCGGAATTTTATTTATAGGTTCTTCCCAATCTGAATACAAAGATTGATTGTTGAAATAATATGGATGAGATTTATAATCTGCAATTACGAAATAATCCGTATAATCATATTGTACAAGAGATAATTCTTCTGCACTTGTTATACATCTTGCCACGGGTTTCTTACAACGAGCATTTAAAAAGTCCCTTGTATATACCATTTCACGTCTTGTATAACTTTCTGGAATTAAAGACACAAGAAATATCATGCTTTTACTCCTTTATAATATTCATACAACTCCAACATTAACTCATAATCTCTTTCATACACATGCATATTATCCGTATGCCAATGTATTTGACCTATTTCAATTTCTGGATGAAACTTTTTTATCTCAGCCATAAACTTTTTATATACAAATACTTGCCAACCGAAGTCATTGAAGAAACCTGTGATGAAATCATTTGACCTCATTGTTATCATCATGTGTAATTCATCATCTTGTACCATAAATGATGTTGCATAAGTACAAATGAAGTCACTTGTTGCATGAATTCCATCGTTCCATTCTTCTACAATGGAAGGTCTATTGTATATCATGACTGCATGTTTTGTATGTTTCTTTTTAGCCATTTGAGATAACGCATGTTGATATTGTGAATAGTTCCCTTTATCAAATACTAAATATCCATAGTTAGAATTTATTGAACCACTCGGTGCACAAATTTTCTTCCAAATAGGATTTTGTTCTATCCCAGGATGATTGTTTATACAAAGGTCATGAGATAAATACCATTGTAATTCATTGTACAAATAATTATATTTGGTTCCTCTAATATTTCCGAGATTTATAAACGATGACTCTGGATTTAATTTCATATTTACATCCAAAATCTGACACAATTTATCTGTACATTTTTTACTTTTAAGTCGTTTCCCTATAGGAATTACCACATTTTTAGCAATTTGTAATTCATTGAAGGACATCGTCGACTTGTTCGTTACCATTTTCATTCTCCTTATCAAGAATTACCTCTTCGTACTGAGGGTCATTGAAATATTTATGAACAAGTTGTATAAATTCATGTTTATTTTTAATGTAACCTCCTTTTATTAAAGAGCGAATTACTACCATTGTAGCAAAAGCCATTTCATTTACAGAAGTTCCTTCATCTGCTTTAACTGTGTAAATCGATGTTTCAAAATTTGTTTCAACATGAAGTACAGTTTTGACTGGATTTACTTGAATATTTTGTTCGTCCATTTAATTCTCCTTATACTTTGTATTTTTAAAATGGTCATATTATAATATATTCAGAATTTTATTATATATTCCCATCTAAAATCAATCATAGATGATTTTAATATATCATATATCAATGAAAATATCTTTGATGAATAAATTATTCATGAAATATTTTCAATCGAAATAGATATATTAAAATCATCTATATAGTTAAATATTAAAGTTTATATTTACTGGAAATCTCATCTACAAGACGGTTCATATACCATTGTGCTTTCTTTAAATCTTGTAGGAAATATCCTTTGTCACTATAACGATATAAGTATTTTACAACTTGACCTGCAAGAAATGCCTCTTCACCATTTAAATGTTCTACAATAACTTTGATACAATCAATACACTCAATATCACGAGTGTAATGAGAAGGATGATTTACGACATCATTTACAACATTATTTACTTCGTTCATTCAAATTTACCTCCAAATAATTTCTACTTGCAAGATAATCTGCAAGGTGTACTAGTTGCTGATTAGCAGTCAATGGTGTTGGCAATATAATATTTGGATAATACTTATTTGTATTCCATTGACCCATATGACTTTCTACAAGATTACAAACGTTATTAATATATTCCTCATCTGGAACGTTTTCACTTGCACTTTCATATTGCAAATATTCTAACCATTTTCTTACAAGAAGTGGATGGTCAAATCTTGTATATTTATTAGGTATATCGTCATAACCATACTTGCACATATCGTGAAGTATTAACGCCACAATACCCCAATCTTTGTTATCGATAACATCTTTGTATTGTTCTAATGATGCTACATCGCTGTATATCTTGACTGCTGCACAAGTGTGTCTATACAAACCGCCTTCACCTTGTGCATATTGCGGGTGATATTTACCTGTACTTGATGCACCTTCTTTCATAAACCATTTCGGCATATGACAAAGTATCTTTGCCGTGACCTCACGTATCTTAGTATTTTGAATAAGTTCAAGCTCGTGTTCGAAAGGTATCATTACATAAACTCCTGTATTTGTGCTATCATATCGTTTCGTTCTTCTATTTCATGTTGCATTTTTCGTGAAAATTTTTCGAGTTCGTCTCTTATAAATGAGTACACATTATTATACGTATCCTCATCAATAAAATATATTTTGTGATTGTCTGTACAGTCGAGATTAACGTGCAATTTCTTTTCAAAATCATTTAAGTCCTCTCTAACAACAATACTTATATTAACCACACCTACTTTAAAATATAATGCAAATGACTCGGTGTTATTAACCAATGAATAAAATGTAGTTCTACTAATAAACACTTGTTTCTCCTTTATCACTACGTATTCCCGTTATACGAGGAAAACGCAATGAATAATATTTCGTTCCATTTGTATTTGCACTTTGTGACATACTAAAATATGATACCTCGATTATCTTACCGATGATATCTTTCGGATTTAATGCCCAACTAATACGTTGTTCATCAGTCATACCACTGCCAACTTCACACTCAATAATCTTACCATCAGACACGGCTCTACAATTGAGCGCACCTACACAACCTTCATATTTACCTTTGCCATCTTGTACATCAAGTACTTCCATATCGAGTGTATACACATTCTTGTACTTTAACAATTGGTCAGTACGTTTATTACAATAAGGTGCGTCACCGAGATTTATCATCAAGCCTTCTGCACCACGATTTGTTACATTGTCTAACAGTAAGTCAATATATGTACTGAAGTCTGTTAGTAATTTAAATTGCATGAACACAGGTAATACTCTAACGTCTTTCCCTTTGACATTTGCACCAAGATTATTTAACATCTCTCTACGTTGATAATAAGGTAAGTCTAATTGTATATCAAATACATTGTATACAAGGTTCTTCTCACCATATTTTGCATTGATACGACCACTCGTTGAGTTAAACAAATTTTTATCATATGCTACTTTGTTAATCTTACTATTAAGTATCACACTTGATATTGTTTGTTCATAACTAAGTATCTCTCCGTCATATACAAGGTCTGTATCAAGTCCATCCATATCGAAGTTAACTTTAAGTGGTTTACCATTACGCGATACGAATGACCATTTACCATCATTGTAATATGCAATACATCTGTTACCATCTAACTTTTCTGTTACAAAGTAACCGTGAAATTGTTGAGGTACTTTACCTTCATACTTCTTTGCAAGCATCGGTGCAATTTCACTTTTCTGTAACACGCTTTTACCGATACCGAGTTTGATAGTTCTATTTACAATAGGTTCTACAAACCATGCATGTTCACTACACTGAACGCATGCTGACATAACGTTCATCATTGTGAAATTATTACTTTTCATCGGTTCGTACAAAGGTGCAAGATACTCGCGTATTGTACAATTATCAGTTATGCGTGTCTGAGGCATTTTGTAATCTTGAAATGTGTAACCTAACTTATGTTTACCGTCAAGTATTTCAAGTATATAAGTCAAGTCGTCTGCATATTCTTTCGGTACACTCTCTAATAAATACCTCTTTTCATTATACGAAGACGTCTCTGTTACTTTGTCAAACAATGTGTCGAAGAACCATACGCGGTCACTCAGCATCTTTGTCCTCCACACGTTCAAGTGCACGCTCAAGTGCACGCTCAAGTGCACGCTTATACGACTCCATTGCTGTACATAGTGCTGCAATGTCAAGACACAAATCGTCTACATCTGGATCTGTTATTGTATTAACCCTGAGTGCAAAACCTTTTGCGGTATATCTCAGAATTGTTTCAGCAAATTGCAATTGCTCATAATACTCTTTTGTTCCATACATTTTCATAATACTTACTCCTTTTAATACCAAGGTAAATCATCGTCCTCATCATAGTTAAGTTGTGCTAAATACTCGTCCATACTAATTTGATGAACTTCAGGCTCTGATTTAACTTTACATTTAGGCATATGTTTAATCCATCTATCACACTTTGAACAATAAAGTGACATGTGTGGTCCATTTTGTTTGAGATTGAACTCTGTTGCATTACCACAATAGGGACATTTGTCAATGTTCTTCATCAGACACCTCATAATATTTACAATCATCACAACAATGTGCAACACAATAACAATTATAGGGATAATCATCTTCACCTGCCGGTTGAAACATTGGACAATCTTTTGCTACTGCTGATAATACTACTTCAATCATTAGTTTCCTCCTGTTTAAATAAGTTTTGTTTTGACTCATATTTTATACATGTCATTAGTTTACAACCATCGTATTGTTTACCTTGACAATGATTCTTATAGTCACAATAACAAACATCTATTATGTTACCATATATGGTTTCAGAACGTCTAAGGAATTTGCATTCACTACAACTCATACCTTCACAATCTTTATAAATACAAGTATCACACAACATACTCTTTCTCCGATAATACAATTGTATATGTATTCTCTTCATCGAGGTCAAACGCTGCTTTATAAAAATAAAGAGTATAGTGTTCACGTCCAATTTCTTTCATGAATGCTTGACAACCAATCTTGGCATTATGTGAAGTCGGGTGCCAATTAACTTTGTACATACCAGTTTCATCTGGATAGAAACGAATACAAATTTCGTTATTTTCGTTCAGTCCCACGTCAACCGTTACTGGTTCAAAAGATTTCTCGATGTTCTCAATCAAAGATTTCGACAAATAAAAGCCATATTTTGAACCACTAATACTATTAAACTTATGGTGGTTACTTCTGTACCATCTAATCATAACCTTGATATCCTCCCTTTTCTATTACATTCTTGCAATTCTTCTAAAACATTTAACAATAACTTTTTATCCACTTCTTCATCTGGTGTTTGTACAAATTCATTAATTTTTACTCTAATGAATGACGCTAACTGACCCTTAGTTGTTTCACCATTTAAGCGTGTCAGTTTAGCCATGGCTCTTTGTTTGATGTTATCATCTAAGTACAAATTAAATAATGATTTAGCCATTAAATGTACTCCTCCTTTACATCTTTTGAACGAATATATGTTCCTATCAATTTGTTCCATTCTTTTGTTTTACAATATCTACAAAAGTCTGGAATATTGTCTTTAAGGAAAGACTCTATTTCCGACCTACTATAATTTATTGATATTCTATCCTTATCTGTTATCTTAAAGTTAGTACCAAAGTGTTTGTTTAAAACATCTGCTCTTACAATTTGACTACAAGGATAAATATATCCGTTCCTAAGTTCATGACAAGTATAAGTACCTTTACACAACGTACAATTATCATGTGACGTTACAGGAGATTGACTTCCTGTTTCATCCATACAAAACTTTGAAAAGATAGTAATGTTTCCTCCTTGTGTATACTTATATATAATATGATACTCATTTAACACTCGTTCTATTTCATTATAGAAACTTGTATCATGCAAGTATTTTGATATAAGTATCTCAATGTCATTTCTACGCAAAATTCCTAACTGTTGACCAGTTAAGTCAAGTAAACGAGTACCATTTGTAGTAATACGAACACGAGAATAAGGTAACTCTTCTCTTGCTATTACACACATATCTAACAAATCCTTATTAAGAAACGGTTCACCTCCAAGTATACCAAGAGTACCAAGTTCTTTTCCTCTTAGTGTAATAAATCCAAGTCTTTGAATATCATCTATAAATGATTGCAATGATATATCTTTTGTATCTTTACACAATGAGGCATAATGACTACAATAAGCACAATTGAGATTACAACGATCGGTTATACTTACTTCAATCCTCTGTATCATCGTCATCCTCATCTTCATACAATTTGCAAGAACCATAGAACTCACAAGTTGTCGGGTCTTGGTCACACCATTCGCATTCGCCTTCTACGAAAGCCTCTTCAAAAGTTTTCATGTTCTTTCTCCTTTCAAGTTCCAATTTCTTTTCGACATTTTTCATTATTCTTTTGGCTTGTCGTTCTCGTTTTGGTTGTTCTTTTATATCATCAATTTTGTTTTGATAATATGCCCAAACACCAATACAAGTCAGTATCAATACTATTACTAATACCCAGGCCACACTCATTTGAACTTATCTCCAATTCCCAACCAAGGTTTACAAACGGATAAATAATCACATGATTTACAATTGTATGCACCATACTTTCTTACAAATGGTAACTTATGTTCTATCATGTAATCTATCAACCTTGCCTCACTCATTGTATCATCTGATATATTCATTACAACATCTAAATCCGCCCATTGTTTAGACAAATACGCAGGTTTGTTTAATGCAAGATTACAATAACAATCATAATAATAACCACCAGGTTCACAATTGTAATATGTATCATCTTTGTGAATTGCCTCAACTGCTTTCTTGTACATCTCTTGTGATAAATTCTGTGATTTGGACCTTGACAATGTTCCATTAGATAACAATGTAGGTTTACCAAAATCTTGTTTCGGTATGTCAATATATCCATACTGAATATTGTGCAATGGAATATCATATTGTAAATGTACAAGAAATGCGTACAATGGTAACTGACTGTCTAAGTCAAAGTCATCTTGTGATTTACGATTTACACTAAACTTGTAGTCTAAGATTATCGCATGAGTTGGTGTATATAACAATAGGTCTATGACACCAACTACAGGTTGTTTACAAGGACCATAACCTAATTTACCTAATGTTTCCGTAGGTATTTGTATTTTGACCTCTCGTTCTACAATAGGTTCTGCTCCACTTTCTTCTGCAAGTTCTGTTTTACAAGATGACTCGTACTCTGCTACTTGTTTTATGACATTCATGAAATATCTGTTCCATGAAGTTATCTGAAACTCGTTCTTTAAGTCTATGTACAAAGGTTCGCCTGGAATTATAGATTGATACTCACCTGGTTCTACAAGACCTAACTCACTATTATCACGAAGATGACCTGCTTTCTCTAACACTTCATGTGCCATTGAACCAAATACAAGATGAGGTGAAGGTTTACAAGATGGAGTTATACGTTTAATGTAATGTAACTCATACTTCTTTGGGCAATCCATGAAACAATTAAGACTACTATTTGAGTGATTCATCTTCTACCTCCCAATTACTACAAGATGAAAATGTATATTTGCCATTGGGACTATCTACATAGTGAGTAAGTTCGTAGTGCTCACCATCTGGACCTAAGTAATAATCACCATTAATTTCTTCCTTAGACAATGGATGTGCATACTCTTCTTCTACAACATAGATTTGTTCACCATCGACCATATCCGTCCATCCTGTGTAACTTGTCCCCAGACGTTTTTCATGCTCAATCTTAGAGAATACTCTGGGTAAATACAATTTAGACATCAGTTATCTTCCTCTTCAAGTTTGTCATTGTAAAGGTTTAGAGCCCAGTCTAAATCATTTGCCGCATCGTTTAATATCTTTATAGCAATTTTATAATCTACCGGGTCAATGTACTTATTATCTTCTACATCTCTGGCAAATCCTTTTGCTGTTAGTTCCAATCTCTTCTTTTTAATCTCAACTTCTCTTTCCAAATACTCTTTAGTTCCGTATTCAAAATCTTTACTCATTATTGTTACCTCCTAACTTTTTAATATCACAATGTTTAATAAATTGTTCTTCAAATGTAGACAATGGAAGTAGAATATGTTGTTTCGCAATTATTGTACCTACAAGACGAGCAAACGGAAACATCCAATGTGGTAGTTGTGGTACAAATGTGTGAGTAAGATGATTAAAATAACCTATCGTTTGTTTCCTCACTGGATTACCTCCAACGTACAGTTGTATCTCTGTGGCCTCTGGCCGTGGTACAATATGTATCGTGCAAGAGCGGTTACCGTTTGTGTCATGTACTAAGTATGTGTTCTTATACATATTTACCTCCAAACTTTCTCTTTAATTGTCTGACCTGATTAACTGTTTCCTGAGTTGTAGCCTTGGCTTTATACTCAAACACCATCTGTTCATACTGTCTTGGGCCTATCTCATTTATCACACGTTGACGCATGGTAGATGTTTTATCTTCTTCCTCAAGGTCTACAATGTAGTCAAGGGACAGCGGGTCTTGTATCTGCAATGTTGTAGGTGAATTCCCTTCGTTCTCTCTCAACTGCTCAAGGGAGAGAGTGAGCGGTTTATGTCGTTCCTTGCGTAGTGACATGAGCACATTGTTCACAAATGACTTAGATACAAGTGACTTGTGTATATAGTACCCTTTGTTGTACAATGTGACTATGACCAGACGGCACATCTGACACAAGTCATCGTACTCAATCTGCTGCCAATATCTGTGTTGTTGTGCTGCAAGGGACTGCACCATAGGCTCTAATATCTCCATGAGTAATTGTAGTGGCGGCTGTTTATAACCTACAATATACTTCGTTGTGGACTCGGACCACGAGTTGTTCACAATATCCACAATAGACAAGATGGCCTCGGCTGATGGTAGCGCGTTGTACTGCGCTGTATGACTTATCATGACCTGTACGTCCCAGCCCGTGAGATGTGAGTTGTCGTACCGTGCATATACTAAGTATGAATATATGTAGTCTGTCAAATCTACAATGTAGTGCAAGGTAGTGGCTGGACGAACCGGCCCCTTAGGCGAGGTATCTATGTGAGTTACAATCTTATCAAGTATCTGACCTTTGTTCATCGTGTATCAACCCCATTATCGTCTGGGCTACGCCCTTGAGAGTGTCACGATGTCGCGACGGTGCTTGTTTCACCACGTTGTTAAGTGACGACACCAGACGTCTTAACAAGTGTGCATACCGAGACTGTGCCGAGGTTATGGCAAAGTATTGTGACCGACCTTTCCAGCCGAGTTCAGTCCACCGCTCATTATCTACAAAGTCATATAAGACACGTCTGAGGGACACGCGAGGTGAACGTGCACCATGTGCAGCGATGAGTTCCTCGTATGCTGGATTATCTACACAGACATGTACTTGTCTACAAGTGTGACAAGAGCGAGGCGGTGTCACTGGCAAGTTCTCGAGTGGTATGAGCCCTTCTGTTCCTGCTTGTATCACTTTGTTCACAATATGTTCTAAGGGACCGAAGGATGTGAGCGAGTCGTAGACGTACTCGTGCAGGTATAGCGCTATCTCAATCATGTTACCTCCTTGTTATATGTGAGTGCAAGGGAGGGTCTAAGGCTGAGCGGCCATCTTGTTGTGAGGAGGCTAATAGTCGTTGTCTGGCCTCTTCCCTACAAAGTCGTTCCATCTCGTTCGTTGCAAGTATGACGTTCCACTCAGCCTTCGCTCGTTGTGTAACATTTATCCACTCGCCGTAATACAAGGGAGGTATGAGGCCGGAGGCTGGTACGTCGGAGGGGTGTGGCTTTCTCTCCCACATCTCTGTGACGTGACGAGCATCGGTCTCGTTCAAAGGCATCACGCGATAGACGCGAATGTGATGATTATCACGAACTTGTGCTGGTAATGACATGTGAGGTACTCCTTATATAAATATATTTATTATACGCTGCAAAATACAAGGTACCTGTCGGAGGGAGAGGTACCTTGTAGCGTGCACGCAGCCGTTACACGCAGTGTGATTTACAATAGTGTCTGGGACCGAAGGTCGAACCGGCTGACAGACACGGGGACCTGTGAGTCTGCCTACTGTTCTGCCGCCATGAGAGCCTCGAGTTCGGCTTTGGCTTTGGCGAGGGCTTTGGCTTTGAGCGCTTTCTTTTGCTCCAAGGTCATGGGACCACGGGGCTTGCGTTCAGGCTTAGGTGCGTTCTTCTTGTTTTCTTCTGCAATAGCCAGAAGTTCTTTAAAGCGAGTGTAATCTTCTTCGGTCATGAAGTCAATAAGTTTCTTACCCATGTTATTCTACCTCCGTGTTAGTGTTGGCCGCAGCCTTGTCCATTTCTTCAATCTGTTTCTGTATACGTGCAATCTTAGCCTGCAACTTCTCCTGCTCGGTGAGCGGTCTGGACTTCTGAGCCTCGTAGGCCTGACGAGCACGCTCAATGATAGCCATAGCCTCTTCTTTCAAGTCTTCTGGCAAGTACTCAAGCAACTTCTTGCTCGGTATTGCAAGGGACGTTATCTGGCCAGGGGCACGCGCTGCTTTGACTGTCAATTCAAACCCCTCGGGATGCTCTTCCAACTTTTTGTCTGCTACCGCTTTGTTAATAAGTTTACGGTTCGTGGGGTTCTCGGGAAGGACAATGGTTTCGTCCCAACCCTTAGGCTGCTTAACTTCCAGCACCGACTCGGTACCGTCGACGTCCATGATATACTGGTCGTCTACTTTTTTGATTGTTACCATTTAGTAACTCCTCCTTTTTATTCCACACGGTTTACGTGTTGGTTTTGGTTTTTGAAATTCTTTTCATATTATAATATATTCAGATTGAGATTTAGTATTCCTTTTAATTTACAAGGAATTAACAGAGGATGTGTTTAATATTCCTTTTAATTTACAAGGAATTAAAGTACCTTATCGGTTCTACAATGGTTCTGTGACAGCGGTAGCCGAGTCATATAACATTAGTATAATACTAATAGCGTGTAATTCTACTTGCTCATTCAAATCTTCTCCGCATTCTACAAGGTAGTCTGCGCGGGACTTTAGTGTTTCAATACAATGAGATGGTAGAGGCCAGTTTCCACAGAATGTGTCTTTGTTTGACATAATTTGTTCTCCTTTTGTTTCAAATTTTAGATTTTCGGTTCTACAAGATGGTTCTGAGGGCCGAAGGATAACGAATTTGATGGTAGATTGAAAATTTATAAATAAGAATAAGATTTTTTCTATATTCTCTGAGATAAAAATAGGGGGGGGGGGGTATTATTTTATATATTATATATTATATATTATATATAATTATAGTATATTAATTTTCCCATTTGTTAGTAGAATAGAGATATTTTAGGAAAAGGAAGGTATATTATTATATAATAGTATAATATTATAATGGTAATTATAAAAAATATCATTATAAAAATGACCCCCCCCCCCCTAAAATATTTCAGAGAATAGATAAAAATTCTTATTCTTATTTAAGAAATTTAGGTTTACTACCATTTTAAGCCGTCCAATCTCGACTTTTCATCAATTCTTCCAATTTCCCAAGGTGTTCATCTGAAATGTTAGACGAATTCAATCTTTGAAATTGTAATAAAGCCGAATTATAATTGTAATGTTTACTGATAGTATAAATGTTGTCATAGATTGTAAGAGATTTAACATAATAAAATCCATATTCATCTTGTAATATAGCATTAACACAAGGAACATGAGAGTAATTTATTCCATAAGTCATATCCAATAGTTTCACTTAGTCACCTCCGGTGTCGAACATCATTGTAACAAGGGAGGTTTACCACCTCCTTTTACTTATGAGTTCATTCAAACGGTCATCCAACTCATCTGGAAGTTCGACTTCCTTGAATTTACAGAAGTATTCTGAGATGTCATCTAAGTCGTACCACTCTTGTAACGTACGACAATGATTGTTGATTGTCATAGTTCTTACTGCAAATCCGTTTTCATCCTTTGTGATTACATAAGCACAAGGAACACCGCGTGAGTTGACTGAGTTAATTCTTTCGAGTATCATAATTATTTCTCCTTTCCATAATATAATTGAAATTCACGCCACAGTATGTCTAAGTTCTGTTGGAAGTCGACGAGCGGGTTTACGATGGAAGTAAGCCGAGATGCCAGAACTAATTGTTGAAAATCCCCTATTGTTAAATGGGTCACGTCGAACATTACAGTTTATACTCCTTTGATTTGCGAGGTACTACTTCTGAGAGTTTGACTATAGCGTCCTCCGTGGTGTTATATCTGTCTTTGATTAGAGGCTTAGTTGTGGATGAACATTTATCGTAAAGACGACCAAGCCTCCGCTTGTGAGATTCGGCCGCCTCCATTAATTCATAAGCCTCTTTGAAGTTTATCTGTTGCATTCACACTTTCCGTCTAACGACTTCATAAAGTGACATATTGGACAAACCTCGCTTTGTTCGACTGGTTTCCGTAACGGATTTATCGGTTTTCTGAAAAACCTTTTCGGTTCGTCTTTGTGGGACTCTGGAACGAGTGTTTCATAACTTCTTTGTGACTTAGAATACGTATATCCCCATGTGGAATAATTATTCATTGTTGGCCTCCTTTGCAATTAACGCATCATATTCAGCCTGCATTTTAGCAAGTTTTGCCTTCAATTTTGCCACGGGGTCGTTAAGTGCCTTCTCACGATTTTTCAAGGCTTTATCACGAAGTTTGATGAACATTTCACGTTCTTCGCCTTCGAGATAATCCTCGATGGGAGTTCTGGACCTTGTGGAGGTTCCGGTGTGACTAATCGGAGTTTTGACGGCAAGTTCCACTTCGTCAGACTTTTGCAACAGCGTATCTAATTTGTTGAGATTAAACAATTTCCGTCCCGTCGGATTTTCGGGGAGGAATAACGTCGGGTCCCAACCTTTCGGCTGTTTCACTGTGCATTTGATGGGTTCTTGACCTTCAATGTTGAGGAAGTATTTATCCTCGGACTTGGTGATAAATGTACGCATAAGGTACTCCTTATAGGGCCGCTGGGGATTGCACCCATGATTTCGCTAACCGATGAGCCCGAATATAGGGAACACATTTGGAGTGCTCCCTGATATTCCGATTTAACACCGACTCCCAATTGTAAGATGGTCACGGTTGGACTATTAATAGCGCCGCCCAGTTTAGGCGCCTGACCACCATTAAGTTGCCGCATTATGAGTCATTGACTCTGTGGTCTATGCGGTCGCGGGTCCTCATCCTGTGAGGGTCGTCCGGCTGGGGTGTGTTCCAGATCGGTCAGCCACGTCGGGCCAGGTCCGCTCAGAAGTTTGCCGTCTCGACCTGATGGGGCTGTCACAGCTATCTGCCATCCGTCCTGAGGTGGGCCTCTGAGTTTTCAGAGAAGTTTTCGTTCTCGAGGATTTCGATTTTAATCTTCTTTCCTCTTCCGAGATTTCTCTCAATAATATATGTTTGAAATATATTAGGAAATCGGATTGGGGTCCCGTTTTAGAAATCGGTATATATAGTAAATGTAAAAGTATTTTCGTAATATTTTCATTTCCACCTAACACCTCAAAAAGTCATTCCAACCATTTCATCAATCTCTCAAAAATCTCTATTATAATATTGATAGAGATAATTTTAATATATCATACAGTGAAAATAAAATATCTAATGATTAAATATCTTATAATATTCTAAATCATCTCTTTGATATATTAAAATGATTAGAAAGTATCATTTTGAACCATATTAAAACTCCTTCACCTCCGGTGTCATACATCCCTATTGTAGATACAAAAAGTTTTAAAAATTTTCGGAATACCCTTAAAGTAAAAGTCTACAAATCCCTAAACTACAAGGAATACCCTTAAATTATTTTTAATATATTAAAAATAAAGGAGGTAACATAATGCAAAATCGTAAATCCCGTGCTCGCAAAGAAATAGAAAACTTGTTCAAAGACCCAAGATTTGTACGAAAAGCATGGCAGTCAATTGGAATGGCCGTTCTTCAACGTCCAGCTCTTCCGCCAGTTCCTATTGTAGATAAAGACGGCAACGACACCTACGACTCCCTTGTAGAACGCTACACCTATGACAAGTTAGCGGCAGACCTGAACACTATTGCAGAAGGCGTCGTTCCGAGCGAGATTGAGATGATAATGGCTTGTCAAGCAGTTCATGCTCGTCACAATACTACCGCGGCGTCATTTGTACGTGATACAGTTGGTGCCAAACCTTTGGATGAGAGCAAGATTGACCAGACTGTTGTGAACACATACGAGAGCCTTACTGACAAGGAGTTAGAGGCCTTGGCACGGTTTCGTGCGTCCCGCTCCGAAGACCCTATTGTAGAAGGTGAAAACCCCGATGGCGACAATACGTGAATGTTATACAGTAATAGGCTCGGTAACTTATGACCCTGCTCCTATAACCCCTCCCACACCTCGGTACCAGGTGACTATCCAGGGCGGATACATAAACGAGGATGGCGTCACACAGTTGACCGTCGACGAGGGCACCACCGTGACACTTATACCTGACTTGCCGACGTCAATGCAGTATCCGCGCTTTGACCACTTTGCAGTTGAGGGTGGCAATGACATAGATACCCCGCCTTACACCATTACCGTGACAAGGAACCTGAACATAACCGGTATCTATGTTGCACAGACGCGACTGGTATACACGCTGCAAGAAGGTGTCACATCTGTCACACCACCTGAGCCTCACATGGCTGACATGAACACGACCGTCACGGTCACAGCTACACTCGACGACGAGCATGAGTTCAACGGATACTATTTGTACGACACGCTCTTGTCAGAGAGTAACCCCGCTGACATTGTCATGAGTGTGTCGAGCATGCTTGTAACTGTTCGGGCTAAGTTAAAACAAGTCACAGGTTGGTCAGTAGACAATCCATGGACCGGACAGTTTAATCCACCTGAGGACGCAGAGTTTGACATATTCCAGGCGCTTCAGTGTGGTGTGACTGGTAAGTGGACGGTGAAGATAACGTCAGTCACCGCACCTCAGCCTAATGACACATACGACATGTACCTCAACGGTGAGAGTCACACATCACTCCGTGGTGCACAGACGTTCACGACAGCGTCTGCATCAGACACACTCGGTCTTGTGTTTTTTGTATCCAGACCGTCACATTGGGAGTTTGTCGGTGAGATAACCTGCGAAGGGTTTGACACACCGCTGGCTATAACAATTTTAGTAAATTAAGGAGGTAATGTTATGGCGAAAATAATTCATAGCACGGCTACATCCGATGGCGTTGCTACTCCTGTCAAGACAACTAAGCCTGGCAAGGGAGGCAAGTAATTTGTATACCCGCTCACCGCTCAGCCGGCTCCGTGCCTGGCTGACAGTTATTGTAACAAGCGCGATAGCGCTACATTTGTAGGAGGTAACACATGCGAGAAAATTATCCTGAGTACCTGTGCCCAGGGCCTGCACCTGACGGCTCACCTGTGTGGGAATGTCACGGTGCAGACTGTCCGTTTCACCATGACCCGGAGATTTGTAGACCCGAGGTTGAGAAACGTGGGTACACACTCTCATACACGGATAGACACAGAGTACGGGTCGCGGCGCTGACTGACGAGAATAAGTAACTCGCCTCCGGCTCCACAGACCACATTGTAGAAAGGAGTATACATGATACCCGCAACGTTAGAGGGTGAACTGCTTAGACGTAAAGCTCGTAAGGATTATGGGACATACGTCGAGTTAGCGAACCCTGGCTTTTATATGACACACTTCCATAGATATTTGTGTGACCAGATACAAGAGTTCCTTGAGGCACCTTGTACCAATGGGTTCATGGACATATTGCTATTGTCGGTCCCGCCTCAGCACGGGAAGTCGTACACCGTCACAGAAACATTACCTTCGTGGTTCTTGGGTCGTGACCCTACCGCAGGTGTGATTATTGCAGGTTACGAGAGTACCTTTGCTGAGGCGTTCAGCCGACGTAATAGAGATAAGTTTGTGTCAATAACTCAGGAGGTATTTTTAACCTCTACCCACAATTGTAGACCTAACAAATCAGTTCAAGGTGTGGCTTTGTGGGAGACGGAACAAGGTGGTCGTTGTAGAGCCGCTGGCTTAAAGGCTGGTATAACTGGCCACGGTGCGGAACTCTTTATAATTGACGACCCGATTAAGAGTAAAGAACAAGCCGACAGTGAAACCATCTTGGCGAAGATACACGATGAGATGGGCCCGTCGGTTCAGTCCCGTATCCACCCTGGTGGTAAACTTATTGTAATACAGACCCGTTGGGTTGAAGGTGATGTCATTGGTTGGGTACAAGAGAACTGGGGTGAATGGGTTTGGAAAACTATAAACCTACCTGCTGAGTATGATGAAGAGGCCATGAATATAGGTCCAGACCCCTTAGGGCGTAAATTAGGCGAGTCACTCATGGGTCGTCACCTTGGAGACGATGAGAGTAAACTTCCTCAGAAGATTGCTAATACCAACGAGTGGTTACAATCGAAGAAAAGACTTGTTAGACAGTCCGACGGTGACCGTACTTGGAATGCTTTGTATCAAGGTAGACCAAGTGCGGCTAACGGCAACTTGTTTAATCCTTCATGGTGGAGAACATATTCCAGAACCAAAGAGTTACGTGAGTCCCTTGAGTATTTGCAGATGTCAGTGGACGCTACATTTAAGAACACCGAGACCTCTGACTATGTTGCAATAACATTGTGGGGACTTAAAGGACGTAATGTTTATTTGTGGAAGTTGAAAAATAAACGGATGGGATTTCTCGAAACGGTTAATTGTATAAAACAACTTTGTAAAGAATTTCCAGACATCGATGAGTTAGTTATTGAGGATAAAGCCAACGGCTCGGCAATCATAGATGTACTTAAATATGAAGAAAATATACCACCTGTTGTAGCAGTAACACCGCTCGGTGGTAAGTACTCTCGAGCCCAGGCCACATCTCCCTTTGTAGCAACAGGTGTTGTACATCTTCCCAGTGACTTTACTCCAGAAGAGGAAGAAGATGTTGAGTGGGATACCAAAGAACAATTAACTGCTCGTGAGAAGTTTATAAAACAACATAGTACGTTCCCTTATGGTAAACGAGATGACATGGTAGATAGTGAAACACAAGGTATAAGTCGTATAATAAAACTTATAGTTGGTGAATTGCAAATGCCTACACACAGGGCGAATGTTAGATATACTCATTGGCATCCCGATATGTGGGAAGATTATGAGATGATAAAGTCTGACGATGACCGTCAGAAGTATTTGTTAATACATGGGTATCCCGATGAGTGGGAACCTAATGAGGAGGTTGGTTAATGCCTGATAAAGTATCAGCGGTAGATATGTACTTGCAGTGGTCCATACCGATAGACGCGTATGTTAACACTGTTGAAGAACAAATTCTATTGAACAAATTTGTAGCATTATTTTCCATAGCCAAAGGTGCCAAAGAAAGTGAAACTCTTGCAAATAGCGAGAACATTGCAAAATGGCGTAAAGCATATTATGGAACACTTGGTGCATTGAACAAAGATGGTAGTATCAGTAAACGTAAAAGCCGTCAATTGCGTAAGATGGCTTACGAATTTGTAGAGAGTAAGATTGATAACAACATACCTCTACCTAAGATGTCACCTAAATATAAATCTGACTTACCTCTTGTACAAGTTACGGAAGATTATCTTAAATATAATATAGACAACATATTTAGTAAATACTTAAACGATAGAAGTGAACGTTCTACATATGTTGATGGTACATCTTGGTACAAAGTATGGTGGGACAGTTTAGAGAACTCATATGATACGAGCGGTACTGTTAAAGTTGATGTTTGTCTGGCAGACCAAATTGTACCACAACCTGGTGTAACAGATTGGCGTCAATTAGAATACATCTTTGAGTTACAACAGATATCGTTATCACGTATTTATAAGTTGTTTGGTAGAAGAATTACTCCAATTAGTGGTGATACAAGTCAGACTGCTGAGCCAGATAAACAAACAGATTTGTCTACAATAACAATGATAACTTGTTATTATTTAAATGAGGATAGAATTGTAGGTAGATTTGCATGGGCTCAACATAGTCAACAAGTTATTTGTAATGAACACGATTGGCAGATAAGGAAACTTCGTACTTGTACAAAATGTGGTCAAATTGTACCTCAGTCAGAAGAATGTCCCATTTGTGGAAGTAAGTCTTTTAAATATGAAGTTGCTAAAACTGAGATACTTGACGAAGATTTAATGGAAGTTTACAATCCATATGATGTAGGTGAAACAGATAATCCAGAAAAAAAAGACGAATATAAATCCAGAGTATTTTTAACAAAGGGAACAGAGATACCTTATTATAGGTTGAGAATGTTACCTTTTATTCCACGTCCAGCGGTGTCGTCAATCGAGTCGTTGTATGGCGTAAGTGAAGTAATGATACTCTTGGAACTTCAGGATGTCACTAACAAATTGTATACTAAGATGACGGACAAGACTTTGTCGTCTGGTGCAATTGTAACCAAACCGCAAAGGGTTAAGATTAATGATACCGACGAAGGTATTAAACAAGTAGATGTAAGAACATATGAAGAAAGCCAGATGGTTCAAACAAAACAAATCATGGCTGATACTTCACAAGATATTGTAGCAGCACAGATGTTGTATGATAGTGCGAAAGCCTCATCTGGCGTAACAGACTCATATCAAGGAAAATACGACGCGTCGGCTACATCTGGTAAAGCAAAAGAATTTGCCGCTATGCAAACGGCTGGACGTATTGAGAGTTTGCGTATAATGAAAGCCGCGGCGTTCTCAGGTTTGTATGAACTTGTATTAAAGTATCTTCTTGCATTTAGTGACGAGAGTAGACGTTTTGTAAAAGTATTACCAGATGGTTCTACAACAGAAGAAGAGTGGAATAAATATATGTTCCTTGACCGTGACAAATATGGTCAATTGTATTATCGAGATGACTTCTCGTTTAGTTCTGACCCTGCGGCAACACTTGAAACAAATAGAGTAGCGATGTGGCAAGAGATACAGAGTCAGTTTATACAGGGTGCATTTGGTAATCCTCAAGACTCACGTACACTTGAGTTGTTCTGGAACATGATGGATCAACAACAATATCCTTTGGCTAAAATGGTTCTTGCAGGTATTAAAGATAACTCTCAACATTTGCCTCCGGAAATTGAACAGATGTTGTTACAGCAACCAGAGATATTGCAACAAGTTATTGCAACAATGCAACAGTCTGGTATGATGACTGGTGGAGGTCAAGGTGGAGCAAGACCTAATAGTGGACCAGAGGGAAATGGTGCAACTCATGCGGCCAATGTAACTCGTACAAATACTCGTAATCAAGCGGCAGAAAGCGATGTTACAAAAGGTTTAGATAGTGGGTCTACCGGAGGTGCGATTAAATGAAAACACTCGGTAAAACTATAATTGTAAGACGCGGTGAGACATTTGTACTTAGTCGCAAAGTATTTAAAGCCGACGGCTCTCCTTTTGTATTATCAAATTCTATTGTAAATCCATATTTAATAATTACGGTATCATCGAATACTTATCATATAAATGGTGGGTATAAGATGAATTATTGGTTAGATTTATCCAAATATCCCAAGTTCGATAGCGTTACTCCGGTAGTGATTACTTCTACTGAATTGTCTGAAAATAAACTACCGGATGGCTATACAGCAGATGAACGACTTGATTGTTGGCAAGCAATATTCTATGTTGTAAGTAGTACACAACGAGATTATTACTATTATACAAATGGCCAATATAAGTCATATTCATTTGTATTTACAAAACAGTTTCTAAACTATCATACATCACAATGGATTGAAAGTCAATATCAGTATGAGTTTAGATTGGTCGGTGGACAAAAGATGGTTGACTTTTTAAGACCATTGTACATTGCTATTTATCCTACTCGTGAGTGGGTACCGTCAGATAATCGTACATTGTATAATGAGATTAAAAAGTGTAGACCTGACCTTGTTCAAAACATTCGATATTCCGCACCGTTGGCAAGTTATTTTGTAGAAGATATATTGCAAAGGCCGGAGAAACTTGTTATAAAAGCAAATTGTTAAGGAGGTTTCAAATGGCAGAATATGATGTTGTTGAAAACTTACTTGAAGGCGAACCTACTGGTGGTGTAACAATACCCGATGCGAGTACTGCCGCAAAGGGTATTGCTCAGTTTAATCCAGACGACTTTACAGTTGAGGCAGAAACCGCAAAAGTAAGTGCATTACAAAAAGTTGGTATACCGCAATATATTGGCTCAGTAATAAATATTACTGGCAACGAAATTGCAGTACAACTTAGTACTAATAGTACAAAACCTGTAGCACAAGCATCGTTAAGAGATTTTGTGCTTATTCCGTCAGACTATAAGGATGATACTAATAGTGTTGCAGCAGGTGGAGTGTATAAGATTATTAGAATATCGCAGGATAATATTGTATATACAAGTACAAGTCCTTCGTTTTCTATTAAAGGTCCTCAAGGTATTCAAGGCCCTGTAGGCCCAACCGGTCCAAAAGGTGAACCCGGCACGAATGGTCCAAAAGGTGAACCCGGCATAAATGGCACAGATGGAAGTGTATGGTTTACTACATCTAATACATTGTCTGGTACAGCAGATGTTCCTAAAACAAGTTTAACTGGTCCTCGTGAGCCTGAAACTGGCGATTTCGTAATGTCTCAAAATGTAAATACAAATGGGGCATACGGTTATGTTGAAGACGTGTTAACTGACAATGTAAGAGTTGTATACATTGGTTCGTTAAGAGGTCCCCAAGGTGCCCAAGGTCCTGCTGGTGAGAGAGGCCCTCAAGGTGAACAAGGCGAGGTTGGTGTAGCAACTATCAATCCGAAAGGTACTTGGGATGATGCAACAGTTTATTCTATGAATGATACTGTTGTTTATGAAGGCAACGGTTATATTTCTAAAATAGATAACAATAAAGGTGTTACTCCCGGAACTGATGAGTCGTTCTGGGTATTGTTCGCTACACAAGGTGCACAAGGTCCGGTTGGTCCTGCTGGCCCTACTGGTCCGGTTGGCCCCCAAGGTCCTCAAGGTATTCAAGGTATTCAAGGTATTCAAGGTGTGCCTGGTCCTACAGGTCCACAAGGTTTAACCGGCGATAAAGGTGAACAGGGTGAGCCCGGTTTAGACGGTGAAATTGGTCCTGTTGGCCCGATTGGCCCGATTGGTCCTACTGGTAAGCCTGGTCCTGTTGGCCCTAAAGGTGATATTGGCCCTCAAGGTCCGGTTGGTGAAGCAGGTCCTGTAGGTCCGCAAGGGCCCCAAGGTATTCAAGGCCCTGCCGGTGAAAAAGGTGAAAAAGGTGATACCGGTCCAAAAGGTGCTACAGGTGATAGAGGTCCAGAAGGTCCTCAGGGTGTACAAGGATTAACTGGTCCTGCTGGTCCTAATGGCGAAAGAGGTCCTCAAGGCGAACAAGGTTTGCAAGGTATTCAAGGTCCTCAAGGACCGCAAGGTTTGCAAGGACCGGCTGGTGAGAAAGGCGACAAAGGCGATACAGGTCTTGCAGAACTGAATATTAAAGGCAATTGGGATGTTGCTACAACATATGCACTTAACGATTTTGTAAATTACGATGGTAAAGCATATGTTAGCATGGTTGCAGCTAATGTAGGTTTGCAACCTGACACAAATCCTGATGCATGGATGCAGTTTGCGGTTGAAGGTGCACAAGGACCTCAGGGAATACAAGGACCTGTTGGACCACAAGGGGCACAAGGTCCTAAAGGTGAGCAAGGCGTTAAGGGCGAGAAAGGTGATACTGGCGATACCGGCCCTCAAGGTGTTCAAGGTGTTCAAGGTCCCATTGGTCCAGAAGGTCCTCAAGGACTCAAAGGCGAAAAAGGTAACCCTGGCGCTAAAGGCGAAACAGGGTCTCAAGGTCCCACCGGTCCTCAAGGTGATGCCGGACCTGTTGGGCCTCAAGGACCTAAAGGCGAACAAGGCGAACAAGGCGAACAAGGCGAACAAGGTATAAGAGGTCTTGGAACATTTAGAACAAGTACTTCTCTTACTACATCCAGTACTACTGTTGCATATTCGTCGCTTGTTACTGCTCCAGTAGATGGTAAATTGCAAATAGGTGATATGATACTTGACCCTAAAGGGTTGATATTTGCAGTTCTTACTGCTACTGGTAGTGGTAATATAGCAATTGGCTATCGTTGGAATATTAAAGGTCCTAAAGGAGATACTGGTGCCAAAGGTGAGACCGGAGCAACTGGCCCTATTGGTCCAGTTGGGCCGCAGGGTCCTAAAGGTGAAACTGGTGCTCAGGGCCCTCAAGGTATACAGGGCGAGATGGGTCCTCAAGGTCCTACTGGTCCTACTGCAGTAGCAAATATCAATGCAAAAGGAACATATAATGGCTCTACAAAATATGTTCGCAATGACCTTGTAAATTACAATGGTAATGCTTATGTCTGTATCGTAGCAAGTTCCACAGGTGTTTTACCTACGAATACAACTAACTGGCAACTATTTGTATCACAAGGTGCAAAAGGTGACAAGGGTGACACTGGTGCAACTGGTGCACAAGGGCCTAAAGGTGACACCGGTGCTCAAGGGCCTGCAGGTGTGAGTGAAGATGTAGCCATTAATCATTATTGTACTTCGACATTTTCTATTCCGCTGAAACCTGCGGCGGCCGCATCATTTATGGTTGCAGAAAACACAGTGTTTCCGAAAGAAGTCGGTGTGAAAAGTGGTGATACCATATTTGTACATTGGCTGAATACCATTGATAATAGTACGTATATTGTAATAGGTAGTGTATCTGGTGTAAATGCAATTACGGTTGACTGTTTAGTAGTTAAAGCATTTGAAATCACTCCTTCCACTCAGGGGATAGGAATAAATTTTGTTTACAAAAGTGTGTTTAGCAATTTATCATCTCCTAAAGTGGGTTCATCGTTTACAATTGGTTTGGACGATGTTTATCCAAATCGTTCCAATATGAAAGTTGGTGATAGAGTTTTT